AGGTGTCAGTTCGAATCTGACGCTGTGGACCATATGGGGGTATAATTCAACGGCTAGAATATCCGGCTTTTAACCGGTCTATCAGGGTTCGATTCCCTGTGCCCCTACCATAAGAATGACAATTTGATGTCAGCAAGTGAAAGACACGATAGCAAGTTACTTCGAAGGACGAACTATTGTAGAGCAGAGAGCGGGGTCAGTTCCCGTCATAGAGCATAATGGAATGCACTGGTCAAGTATCCCAAGTGACGTACCGAGTCCCGCTCGAGCTTGTTACACGGGTGAATGGTTCCTATAACGATGGGGGAACATTCAAGTTGTCATCCTTATGGTAATGTAGCATAACGGTAGTGCAACACCTTCATACGGTGCCCAGTGAAAGTTCGACTCTTTCCATTACCACCAATCAATGTATCCCTGATGTAATGGCAGCATAGCGGTCTCCAAAACCGTTTGTCAAGGTTCGAGTCCTTGGGGGTATGCCAATTTGCCTGTTTAGCTCAATCGGGAGAGCATCGTCTTGATAAGGCGGAGGTACCAGGATCGAAACCTGGAACAGGCACCAGTTTAAGGATACTAACAGCAACTTTTAACTTTTTTTGGTATAAAAGAAAAATGTATCCTGTTTTATTATTCCCGGATAGTGTAGTGGTAACACAACAGACTTTGACTCTGCTATTGTAGGTTCGATTCCTACTCCGGGTGCCAGTTTTGGATGTTTAGCTCAGGGGTAGAGCACCACGTCGACACCGTGAAGGTCAGTGGTTCAATCCCACTAACATCCACCAAGTCAAGGATACTAACAGCAAAACCCTTTTCGCCTTATAAGCGAGTGGTAGTTGGTTCGAATCCAACATTAGGCTTCAAGCCTGATTAGCTCATTTGGTAGAGCACTTTAAAATGTATCCTGTTTTTCTATGGTGTTAGTAGTGTAGTGGTCTGCACATTGCTCTGTGAAAGCGATAGTATGGGATCGTTCCCCATCTAACACCCCAATCATTGCCGCTTTAGCTGATGTGGTCATAGCACCGGTTTGAAGCACCGAGGAATGAGGTTCGATCCCTCAAGGCGGCACCAAATATATCCCTGTGGTGAAATAGGAAATCATCTAACCCTGCGAAGGTTAAGTCTCAGGTTCGACTCCTGATGGGGATGCCAGTTTAAGGATGTTAACAGCAAATTTTATACACTAGACTTTTAATCTAACCAGTAAAATACATCCTGTTTTATTTGCCCGTGTAGGCCAATTGGTAGAGTCGGCAGATTTAAAATCTGTAAAGGTGTGGGTTCGAATCCCACGACGGGCACCAAGGCCCTTGTAGCCGAATTGGTATAGGCACCACGTTGAGGTCGTGGGTTCTGGAGGTTCGAGTCCTCTCAAGGGCACCAGTTATTTTTTTGGCATATGAGCGTTAGGATCTTCTATCAACGACAGTACAAGAGTAACAAACTTACTGTTAGATATTACACCGTCATGTGCCAAATCTCGTGCTTTATCCCACTGTGGGATATCATCAGAACTGACATATCGAAATTTTGCTCTATTTTGTTTACAAATTTCAGAAAGAGCTAGCGTATTTTTTTGAAAATTTAACACTGAATTACTATCTACTAACAGCCAATCATTATACCATCTTTGCCATTGCACTGGTATTTTTTGACCCGTTGAAAGAAATTGTATATTTCGAGAACGTGAAATAATTTCTATTCGACTGGAATCTGGCTGTAATAAGAAAACAATCTTTGGTTTTAATTTTGGTATCCAGTGATATCCAAGTCTAAAGGCGGTGTCATTAGTGCCTCCTCCTTGCCCAAGATTTATGCAGCGAAGATTAAGTTCTTTGCTTACTAGATGTCCCCATGTATCCTCTATATTAATACCAATTCCAAGAGTATGGCTACATCCTAGAAACATTATGCTTGGTTTATTTTCAAATGACGGACAGCGAAAGCCGTGTTCGTTAAACGTGTAAGATACTTTATTATCTATCCAACCAAATTTGTCGAGATCGTCTCGTCGTGTTTTTAGATTAAGTTCGTATAGTTCTTGAGTGTCCATTGGACACCAATCTATAGTAGTATTAGCATGATCTTTGTATATAGAGTCATAATTCATGAGATATTTATTTGTGTTTTATTGCCTCTGCCAATGGATTGGGAGCAGGTCTTCTAAACCAGCTATCTGAGGGTTCGAATCCTTCCAGAGGCACCATACCCCTATGGACAAATTGGTAAAGTCGGCTCTCTCAAAAGGAGCAGTTCTCTCCGTTCGAATCGGAGTAGGGGTACCATGCTCTTGTAGTACAAAGGTAGTACACTACATTGGTAATGTAGAGACGGTGGATCGATACCACCCTGGAGCACCAAATTGCATTGACAGCAACGGAGTTTAAGTATATAATTGATACTTAAACGTTCATTAACAATTTAAAAGACCATGTGCTCGGTTCGTCTATCGGTCTAGGACACCGCCCTTTCACGGCGGGAAGAGGGGTTCGATTCCCCTACCGAGTACCATTAAAAAATAGTATTAGCGGGAATCGTCTGTGGACGCACAGTCTCATGAAGAATAGGGCCATCTTGCTCTTCTGATAAAACCGCGGACAATGGCTTATGAGGAGAATCGAACTCCACTCAGAAATTTGTTCCGTCCTATAAGGGGTAATGCTATTTTTTAATGGTTATATGGAAGCTTGGCAGAGTCCGGTTTATTGCAACAGTCTTGAAAACTGTCGGTCCGAAAGGGTCCGTGAGTTCGAATCTCACAGCTTCCACCAAATAAATAACTCATGTCAAAAAAGATTTTAATATCAGGTTGTAGTCATGTATTCGGACACGGTTTTGATGACAGTCTAGATGGAAAATTTCCCAGCCAGTATGCTTGGCCGCATATGATACAACAAAATTTTGACTGTGAGACAATCAATTTAAGTTCACCAGGTAGTAGTCCTATTTCCTGTATAGAAGGCATTCAAAATTTTAAAAATAAAAAAGAATTAAGTGCAATTATGATTATATTGCCAGGATCTAATCGTTATCTTTATCGAACATTAGACCAGAATTCTAATCCGCAAGATGTTTATTATACAGCATACGGACAAATAAATTCTAATTGGGATAGAGTATTAGAAAAATATTATAGAGTTTGCCATAATTGGAGAACTAGTGATATAAATTTTATTTCTTATGCAGGTTACCTGCAACACCTATCTGTTTCTCACAAAATACCTTTATGGTTAGGTACAGTTCTTGATGAAGATCATACTTTGCTTAAAAGACACGGATTAAATTTAAACTTTAGTCCTAGTTGGGAAACATATTGCCAAACTCGAAATTTTGATAGACTAGCCGATGGGCATTACGGTCACAATGCTCACAAGACATTCTTCAGTGAGTTTGTCAGTCCTTGGTTAGAAAAAAAGTTTTCGCCCCTGTAGCTTAATGGTAAAGACGCGAGCTTATACCTCGCCAAAGCACAGGCCAGATAAGCCTGAGTGTGCAGGTTCGACTCCTGCCAGGGGCACCATTAACGTTTTTTTATTTTGCGACGAATAGCTAGATGAACATCGCTTTCGTCACGTGCAAGACTAGCAAGTAGTCCTGTAAGGAATCCACGTTCCCAGAGTATTCGTTCGCTCGTAGAGCTGAACTTTTTACCACGTGCTGCCTCTGATAGCATGTAGTTAACAAGATCAACGAATTTCTGTTCTGGTTCCATATAATTATTTAATAGATAAGTAAGATTATGCCCTGGTGGCGGAATTGGTAGACGCACTGGATTTAGGTTCCAGCGCCTAAAGCGTGGGGGTTCGAGTCCCCCCTAGGGCACCACACAACGCAGGATTAATTCAGTGGTAGAATGTCTCGTTGCCAACGAGAATGTCAGGAGTTCGACCCTCCTATCCTGCTCCAAATAATAAAGCACACTTTGCCAAACTATAGGTTTGGTTGTAAGGACTTCACACCACCGTAGAGAAAAGTGATGAGTGTGCTTTACTATCGGGCTTTGGTGAAATGGATATCATTTCGGTCTTCGAAACCGACGGTGGGAGTTCGATCCTCTCAAGCCCGGCCAAAAATAGTTGACACAGTCTAGGCTAGAATGTATAATTACGTTGTAGCCGTAAGCAAATAGGCAAAGCTCCCGCTATGCTCATAGCATAGGTCAGGGGACGGGTCGGGATATAATCCAGGATTCCATGGAGGTTCGAAGCCTCCCGGCTACATAAGATATAGGAAGGTTGGCTGAGAGGCTGAAGGCAGCGGTTTGCTAAACCGTCGATCGTAATGAACTTGCGGTCCAAGGGTTCGAATCCCTTATCTTCCACCAAAATTTGTTCCCTAGTAGCTCAGTCGGTAGAGTAGCAGACTGTTAATCTGTTGGTCACACGTTCGAACCGTGTCTGGGGAGCCAATATTTAAAAGGAAATTAAAATGGCAGTAAAAGGTCAAAGCACACATAAGAGAGTACATAAGAATACTTGTCAGAATGGCAGTAAGTCTAGTACTGTAAACAAAGGCCGTAAAGGTGTTAAGCGTTATAGAGGACAAGGCAGATGAGCCCATCAACAGAACAGATGAAACAAGGTACCTGCGGGTGCGGTCGATCACCAACTGGTGACTGCTGTGGGTGGCACGGTCTTACCGAAGAACAATATCAACAGCGTAAAGAACTTTACGAAACAGGTAAAGCAGATCTACAAGGTCGAGATATTAAATAAACAATGGGGGTATAGCTCAGCTGGGAGAGCAGTAGCTTTGCAAGCTAAAGGTCATCGGTTCGATCCCGTTTACCTCCACCAAAATATGTTGACAGTGAAGTAGAAATTACTATATAATAGAAACAGTTAAAAATTTGCCCTTATAGTTAAATGGTATAACGACGGTTTTGTAATCCGTAATTTGCAGTTCGATTCTGTGTAGGGGCACCAAGAACCCCGGTTTACTCTTTTACGTCATATAAAGAGCGTCCCTGAAACGATAGAACAGGGGGTACAATAGGACCTGACCTTACAGTCACCGTTGGGGGATACTGAAAACTGCCTAGGGTGAGGACTAACAACCTTCCCAGAAGAAGAAATGTTATGGACAGAGTAACTGCTCAGTCTAGGGCTTGTTGTGGTGACGAGTAGCTAGACACTTTATAAAAGCTCTTTGAGCGGCTACAATGGACAAACACTGAACTCAACTAGCCCGCGGCGTGTTGAGAGGTGCCATGAAGAGTAGGGCCGTCAAGGATTCAAGCGCCACAGAGAGCCTCTATAAAGTGTGCGGGGTTAGTTTAATGGTAAAACAGCAGATTTCCAATCTTCGGTCGAGAGTTCGATTCTCTCACTCCGCTCCACATTTTAGGAAGTTTAGCTCAGCGGTAGAGCAGGATCCTTACACGGTCAAGGTCAAAGGTTCAATCCCTTTAACTTCCACCAAAAATTTTTAAAGGTCTATATGTTAAAGAAATTAAGTCGTGGTACTGATATTGACACTGAACAATGTGTTGAAAACGTAGGTGGTAATAGATTTAATCTAGTAATTATTGCCGCGGCAAGATCTCGTGAACTTTCACGTAAACATAAACATGCAGAACTTACTACGCAGATAAATGCACCTGTTACTGCCTTGCTGGACATACAAGAAGGCAGAGTAGGTAAAGAGTATTTGAAAAAAGTGTAAAGAATAATTCGGAGTGTAGCGCAGTCTGGTAGCGCACCTGGTTTGGGACCAGGGGGTCCAAGGTTCGAATCCTTGTACTCCGACCATTTAAGGATACAATATGCCAATGTATGAAACAACTGTAAGAACACCCGGTGGTGAAGAAAAGAAAAGAATCTATGCGGATACACCGCAAGAGGCTAAAAAACTTTTTGAACAACTGTACGGTGGACCAAGAGCAGTTCCATACATTCCACATATTGTACCAAGTTAACAGACGCGGGTTAGAGAAACGGTAACTCAAGAGTCTCATAAGCTCTAGATCCTGGTTCGATTCCGGGACCCGCAACCAATTTAGGAGAACGCAATGATAAAAAATAAAATCAAGCCCGTTCGACTGAAGAACGTTTTTAATAATCAAGAAGTCATTTGTGACGATTATACTAACGTTCGGACTATCGACGGCAACGACTTCGTCGAAGTCCATTTTGAAAATCAAACTCGAAAATTTTGGCTTAACAAAGGACCTTTAGAAAAGGTAAAAGAGAAGTCCAAAAAGAGTTGACAATAATTCAAATCTATACTATAATAGACACATAGCAAGCAGAGATGCTTGTAGAAAGTTTTAGGATCGGTACAGCAACATTCATATTACTATGAATCGTTGGACCCTATGGTAGTTCGTTGGAGCGAAGCAGGTAAAACTGCCTAGCGTTGAAGGCGGCTATTGAAATAGACCAACAAGCTCAGAGTGATGGCCTGAGTAAAATAAAAGCAGTCAACAACGATCCTGTTTGTATTCCTAGGATGACTACAGCAATCTAAAATACTCTGAACTCCAGCTATAGAAAGTGGTCGCAGGACACAGTAGAAATACTGTTCTAGAAATAGACACTCAAGGAATAGCTAGGCCGGCAAAGTCCGGATATGATGTACATACAGAAAAACATGTAATAGGCAACATGAATGTTGCTAGGGTCTGAGTGCCGTAATTGATCAGACCAGAAAATAAACAAATTGGCACGATCATCCTGTTAAATTTAGAATGTTAACAGCAACTTTAATTTTCAAGCATATCGAAAAACAATACATTCTGTAAAGGTAATTAAAATGAACGCATTTGTAAACGCAATCGCAAATCAAGAAGCCCGTACTGCTAATGGCATGAAGGCTCGTAAGTCAACTGCTTCGGCGTGTGTTGACCTGTTCTACAAGATCGGCGCAAGCCGTGGTAAGGACATCACAGGCGACTTCACTGCCGCCTACGTGGAAAACAGTGATGTAGCACTACGTATCGCACAATGGGCACGTGATGTCCGTGGTGGTGCAGGTGAACGTCAACTGTTCCGCGACATTCTAGTACATCTAGAAAAGCGTGACCCAGACGCCGCTTTGGCTTTGCTTCGCAAGGTTCCAGAAGTGGGTCGTTGGGATGACATCTTTGTCTTCCAAAGCCCAGTTCTGAAGTCAGCCGCTTATACCATGTTGGGTGATGCCCTACGTGCTAGTAACGGACTGGCTGCAAAGTGGACTCCTCGTAAGGGTCAGATTGCCGCTGAAGTTCGTGCCTTCTTTGGCATGACTCCAAAGCAATACCGTAAGAGCCTTGTGGCACTTACAAAGGTTGTTGAAACCCAGATGTGTGCTGGAGACTGGGATAACATCAACTTCAGTCACGTTCCTTCTGTAGCGTCTCGACTATACAAGAAGGCATTCAACCGTCACAGCCCAGCGTTCGCTGAGTATGTTGCCAAGTTGGTAAGTGGTGATAAGACTGTTAAGGTTAACGCCTCTGCAATCTTCCCACATGACGTGTTGAAGGGAGTGATCGGTAGCTACCGTGCAACTTTAGACAAGACAGAAACTGACCACATTGTGGCACAGTGGGACAGCTTGCCTAACTACGTTGGAGATGCCAGCATCATGCCAATCGTAGACGTTAGCGGTTCTATGTCCTGCCCAGCAGGCAAGAACACTAATGTAACTTGCATGGATGTTTCAATCAGCTTGGGCTTGTACCTAGCAGATAAGAACAAGGGTGTGTTCAAGGACACTTTCTTGACTTTCTCAGACAAGCCACAACTTGTTACTCTAAAGGGTAACATTGTTGACAAGGTTGCTCAAATGAGCAAGAGTGATTGGGACATGAGTACTAACCTACATGCGGCTATGAACAAGATTCTAGACGTAGCGGTTAAGAACTCAGTACCACAAAGTGACATGCCAGGCATGTTGCTGATCTTGTCAGACATGCAGTTTAACCAATGCGCCCGTTACGACGATAGCGCAATGCAAATGATCGAACGCAAGTTCGCAGATGCAGGTTACACTGTGCCACAGATTGTTTTCTGGAACCTAAACAGTTCAGACAACGTACCTGTAAAGGCAGACAAGAGTGGTGCCGCATTGGTAAGTGGATTCAGTCCATCAATCATGACTAGCTTGCTAGCCGCTGATTTGGACCAGTTCACTCCAGAAGGCATCATGCTTAAGACTGTAATGAGTGATCGTTACAAGTTGTAAACTGTTGTAGAAATACAACAAAGTTTGGGTAGCACCTTCGGGTGCTATTTTTTTAGGTTGACGAAACCAAAATTAGATAGTATAATATTTTTATACAGGAGCAAAAAATGCAAGTCTCAAGAATACAACAACATCAAATACAAGAATACAATCTTGAACAACGTCGTCTTCAAGAAAAGCGCGAGGAAGACTATCGTAAACTTGTAGAACGTAGAAATTTTGAACAAATTGTTGCAGAACGTATAGAAAGAAATATTCGTTTAGATTTGGACAAAGGTCGAAATATTGACATTGAATGTTAAGGAGCGATTATGCCATGGATTGAAAACGTAGCGGCAGATGATATCCCAAAAAGATTTCATCACGAAGCCGGAGAGAACTCAATGCTGATCAGCATTGTTGATCCAGCTAGTTGGCGTCCTACTCCTACACACAAGTTCAAAGAGATTCATAACTTTGAATTTCTAGATGTAGAAGAAAAGGATAAAGTATTAGAAGAAGCAATGAAGTGCAGTCAAGAACAGGCCAATGAACTTGTTCGATTACTGCAACACGCACTAGACAATCATATGAATGTTGTTGTTCATTGCTATGCAGGCATTTGCCGTTCGGGTGCGGTCTGTGAAGTTGGTGTAATGATGGGCTTCCAGGATACTGGTCGCTTTCGCAGTCCTAACCTGCTAGTCAAGCATCGCATGATGAAGGCCTTGGGTTGGACCTACGATGAAGATGAAAAGCCAAACGTTGATGATTGGCGAACTTTTACTAATAATTTTTAAGAAAGGAGGGCACTATGCCTAGTGTATTTTTAGTAAGCGACACGCACTTTGGTCACATGGGTGTATGCCGCTTTACACGTAACGATGGTGTTACCAAGTTACGTCCTTGGGATAGTCCAGAAGAAATGGACGAAGCTATGATCAAGGCTTGGAACGAACGTGTCAAGCCCACAGACAAAGTCTATCATTTAGGCGATGTTGTTATTAACCGCAGAGCATTACCCACGTTAGCCCGTTTAAACGGAGACAAGGTCTTAATCCGCGGTAACCACGACATCTTCCGTGACGACGAGTATAGGGCTTACTTCCGTGAGTTACGTGCCTACCATGTGATGAACGGGATGATCTTAAGCCATATTCCGTTACACAGTGACTCGATGGGTCGTTTTGGAGTTAACATTCATGGACATACTCACGCTAACCGCGTGAAGAAAGCACGTGGCGTTGACGCACGTACAGGAGAGATTTTGTACAGTGATGAAAACGATGTTCGTTACCATTGCGTTTGCGTGGAACAAACAGACTTTGCGCCCATCTTATTTGAAGACGTCATTGCCCGTATTGAAGCTGAAGGTGGTAGTGTAGGTTTTAAAAACGGCAATGGCCCAACAATGTAAGGAGATTGTATGTATCTATGTAGAGAAGAAGTTGTAAAAATTTTAGACACTATGGATAAATTTCCTGAAGCAACATCCTTTGAGTTGGTTCAGGATAACCATAGTGGTATTGGTAGTGTAACTAGTTTGATTGTACGTACTACAATTAACGGGCTAGACGGCGAATTTAAAACAGAAATTTCAGGTGTGGAGAATTGGTAATGCCTAAATGCTATCAGTTAATTGGAGTGCCTGCCAGCGGTAAAAGCACATGGGTTAAAAATCAAGACATGCTCGAAAGCACGGGCATGATATTATTTGGGACCAAACTAGCACCACTGTTAAAAGTCGTGCCAAGAAGTTCCGTATGTTGCCAGACTATGAGCACATTGCTGTGGTGTTTAAGACGCCTGAACACGAGGAACTCATGACTCGTTTGTTAAGCCGTCCTGGTAAAGAGATTCCTGATCATGTTATCGCTAGTATGATTGCCAGCTGGGAAGATCCCACAGAAGAAGAAGGATTTAAAGAAATTTGGTACACATAAGTTATGTATGCAGTTAATAGGGCCTCCGGGCCCTATTTTTTTGGTTGTATAAATACAATAGTAGAGATAAAGGTTTAAATGCCAAAAAAGAATAAATACTCATAACTAGGTAATACCAGGAGTTATTACATGCCATTGCAATTACGAAGGGGCACAAACGCCCAAAGATTAACAATAACACCGCTACAGGGTGAAATAATTTACACTACAGATACTAAAAATCTATATGTAGGGGACGGAACAACTGTAGGGGGAACTGTCATAGCCGGTGGCGGTAGTGGCGGAAGCTACACTGACGCAGACGCTCAAGCAGCGGCAGCAGCATTGTTTACCGATGCCACGCATACAGGAATAACATTTGTCTATGACAGCGTTTTAGAAACCCTTACTGCTACAGTTACCGGTGGCGTTGATGCTGAACAGGTTCGAGATATTGCATCTTTAATGATGACCAGCGGAGCACACGCTGGAATAACATTAACCTACAGAGATGTAGATGATGCACTAGATTTTGAACTAGATCTTGATTATTTAAGGGACGAAACTTATGCATCTCTTATCAGCGGAATTCAAACTGGAATAACAGTTACTCAAGAACTCACTGGTGAAATTAATCTTGATGTTGACCTTGGAATACAAAATTTAAATGATGTAGATCTTACTGCTCCTACACCAGTAGCAGGTGATGTTCTAGCATACGATGGAACATTTTGGGGTCCAACTCAAAAAATAGCAGCAGTAGAAGATGACCTAGCTCCAATACTAGGAGGCGCACTAGATTTAAACAATTATAATATCACAGGCACTGGAGATATTGTTATAACAGGCACTGCTGAACTTGATGGAATTTATATTCCTCCAACTACACTAGGTGGATTAAGCATCCACACTGAGGGATCGCTAAACGACGATTATGATCTGTTTACTATTTCCACATGGGGAGATACAGACCTTGGTGCTGGTATGGACTTCTCTAGAGCTAGAGGAACTGTTGCAAGTCCGACTACAATACAAAATGGTGACGTTGTATGGACAATATCTTATAATGCTCTTGGTACAGTAAACTACGGTGCTGCCGCTTATACTACTGTTACTGTAGATGGCGCACCTGGCGCAGAAGCAATTCCTGGTAGATTTAACATTTACACAGGAACAAACAGACTTGACGAATTTACCGTTGCCTTAAGCGTTGGCGCTAATGGTGAAGTTACTCTTACCAATAACACAGTTGAAGCAGGACTAGGTGCTGGAGAAGTTGACACTGGTAGTGGTGCATTAACATACCTCAAAGTAGTTTTAAATACCAGCAACCTAGGAGCAACACTGGCCACAGGTACTGCTATAGTTACTCTTACCTACGGTTCAACACAGGGTCTATTTGCTGGACAGGTATTTACAATCCAAAGCGGCACAGGAGAATTTGGTGTAGCAGCAGAGATATTATCTGTAGACAGTCTTACACAGGTAACTATGAGTGTAGATCATGCTGTTGCTGGTGCAGTTGTATTTGGTACTACCAAAGAGTTTGCACTACCGTTGTTTGGACTTAATCCTTAATTAGAAAATCTATATTGTTATAGAATCTAAAAGTAGCGACAGTACGATGTGCCGCATGTGGGTTGAATACTCCATGCGGCACATTTATTCTTAATAGTGCAGGTTGATTCAGCTCAAATCTATGCACTTCTTTAACCGAACTATGTTGTAATCCTCCACAGCCGTGCCACGGATAATACACTTCGGGTGCATCATCTAATCTTTCGTAAAAGAATGTTGTACTGCCTTCGCAGTTTTCCAAGGGAATGTTAACAGCAAATGTTGGATTAAACTGTGTATCCAAATCAGTGTAGTATTCTGGATTGTCCTGTGCATCTTGATGAATAAAAATAGACAAGGGATCTTCGTGATCGGTGACAGTGATATCTTTTGGCGGAGTAGTAAAATAAATCAGTTGGTGCATCTGCAGGCCAACACTGGCAAAGTCTTTGATAAGATTGGGCATGTGAAGTTTTACTTCATCGTCAAAATGGCACCACCACCACATGTCGGGACTGTACTTACCAGCACTATAGTAAAAATCAATAAGATCTTTTTGATGTTGCTGCCAATTAGGTATATGTACGTATTTAGAATATATCATTCAAATGCCCATTTCTTTACAAACAAGAACATAGTAATGCGCCAGCCATCCGTACGGTTCCAGCCCGAGTGCGGAACTTGTCCATTAAACACAATCGATTCACCTACTTTGTTACCTGTTACCTTCCCGTCAATTTGTAATGCTAATAGATTAGGATCTTCGCTGGGTATAAACACACCTACAACAATATTATAAATTGAAGTTTCTGCATACGGCGGAAGATCATCACTGTCAACATGATCCGGGATAGTAGAGTTTGGACCAATAAAATTAAACAAAGCTCTTTCGACACCCTGCATGTTTTTTAAATATTCTGTTACTGGTGCAAATTTACTTTTAACAATTTCATGTATATGATCATTGGTTCCTACCTGATCATATACGTGTAGCACAAACCAGTTAACATCGTCACGCTGTTCTTGATCTTTTAAATCTATAACTTGATCTCTTAATTCAAACCAACTGTTGGCATCGTGATTAAAACATCCTCTGGCAATGTCTGCCAGCGTACTAATCTTATGATGGTCTTTGTATTTTGTGCTTTCGATTATCATGGTACTCTAAATAAGTGTGTAAATCCTGTTTGCCTAAACCATTTCTTAATATCAGCGTCGGCTATTAGGAAATCATTTTTAAGACGATCTAACATTGTTTCATTTTCATCAACAATCTGCATAAATCTTAAAAAGTTACTATCTATATCTTTTTGTATGCTTCGTTGATTTTCTCTAGCATGATCTAAAAAATACACTGTGTTTGAAACTACTGCATCCATTCTAGTATCATAGTTGTCAATATACGCATATCCAGGAATACACAGATATTTATCTACTGTTTTTAAGCCACGATCCTGCAGATAATTATATCGATCTATGCTGTCAGCTAAAATGATAGGATGTCTATTGACCACAGCTCGCCACGTTTTTTCAGTAAGAAACCTACTGTCAGTGGCAGGATAGTAGACATGTCCTTCTGACACAATACTTAAACTAGTGTTCCAAAAGATATTTGGATCCATCCAATTAGGATCTTTGATAAACTCTTGTTTATTGATCGATCCTGTTGACCATTCTTTGCCTGTGAGTCTGCTGTATTCTTTGGCATTGCTGTACAGGTCATCAACTGATTGATCACAGAAATTAATAAAGTGGTTGTATTCTGCATCAGAATACTTTTTCAAATGTTCTCTACACCAAGTTTTATCTTCATCAGTCCACGGAGGAAAGAAACTCCATGATCCTTTTGATAACAATTTCTTATCATAGAATTTACTCAGCAGTCCTATTCTGTTTGGTCTTGAAGGTACTCCAGTAAGAAACAAAAATCTTCCTGCTGACGAGTTCCATGGTAGTACTTGATCTAAACGATCTTTGTAGCTTTCCCAGACACAGCCTACACTATAGTCCCAGAATAAAATTTGATAGCCTAAATTTCTTTTGTTTAATTCTTGTTGGTATTGCTCGCAGATGCCAGCGATAAGGTATAGATTTTTTACACCTTTTAATCTAGCATACTTTTCTACTCTGCCTAACAGGGCATAAAAGTCTTCGTTGTTTCTATACAAGAATCCTTCGCAGAGTAATAGTCCAAATATTGTATCAACAGGCACAGCACGATCTATATCTTTGTAGATCAAATCTTCTAGTGCAGTATAAATTTTATTCTGATCCTGTACTTCGTCATCAGTATACCAAAGTTCAAAATTAATTAGTTCCGCTTTCTTCATTCTATATACCCTGTTATCTGTAACGTATAACGATCTATGTGACCTAGGTTAGCAGCCATATGCGGTGTAGTACCAGTCCAGAAGAACCAGTCACCTGCTCTCCACTTTATATGAGAATCATTGGCAACTTCTGAAATGTGCCCAGGCGCCCAATCTTCTAGAAATACTATTATCCTACAAACGTCTGAAATAGCCAGTGTCGGATTAGTCTTAAGAAAGTAAGCATATTGATCTGTATGATAAGGAAGAATCATTCCAGGCAGCATTTTTTGAATTGCAAACAGCGGATTCTTTACTCTAAAGAAAAACTTTTTAAAGTATTCTTCTTTGTCAGAATCAATGCCTTTGTGTATGTGCGCTATAATTGATTCGTGTTTATATCTATTGTAGTCTTCTGTGTCTACAAACTGGAACCCTGTGAGAGGAGCATAGTGGGCTTCGTAGACTAATTCTCTATGCCAATTATTAAACTGACCTAACTCTACGTTGCCCTGTATCATTCACTCCAGCCTTCTTCCCAAACTTGAGGACCTTTCTTTGGCACAGCAAAATTAAGATACATCTCAACTTTTTCTAAATCGTCTTTTGATTTAAGACTTACTAGCTCATTGGCAAAGTGTAATTCAACACCGTTGTCTATGGCAATTTGCAATAGTTCACTGCGTCTAGCTACATCATCTGTAAGACTATACATACTGCAAAGAACAATGCCGTCCGGTCTTTCTTTGATGTAGTGTTCTAATGCTGGCATCCAATCCATGTGTTCGTTTTCAAATTCATAGCTGGTGTACGAAATCTTGTTCTTTTGGCAGTAGGGTTCGATGATAGCACGTTGCATGGGCAAAGGTATGTCCTTGCTGAACTTACTGTTCCATCCTGCGTAGGTAATAAAACTCTTACCAGTATAGTCCATGGTCTGTGCAACTTCGTGGTCTCCAGGCAGACGCATAAAACCACCCGGCAGTCTACGACCCCATTCTTCACCTTCAATAAGAATACGCATGTCAAGACTTACTCTAGTATAGCCTTCTTCATTGTTTACATTACCATGTAGATGTTCCTGAAAAAACAAATGACTCTGTCCAGGTTTAAGTGTCACTGGCCATGCGTGTTTTAAACATTCGTCTTCAAACTTTTCTAGGCTCCATTTTTCAGCTAGGACCTGTTTGGTTATTTCTCTGCTGATATCTAGATCCATGATCCACATAGTGTTAGTGCCACGAGCTTCAGTAAATGGTGTCCATATAGTTCTACAGCCACGACCATTGCCTACAAAGATGCCTTGATGAAACTGTAGTCTACGTCCTACTTTAGCTTGATGCGGGATCACAACTCGTAGTGTGCCCTGCCTCTGTATAAGAAATCGCTTGTTATTAATTCTCGAAGGAACGTATTCCGAAACAAATTTGTCAAACAGTTCCATAAAGTCTTTTCTACTACAGGCATTTTGTACATGCTGACTCATTTTTACTATTTCGGCAGGGGACAGCACTTCATGAATTGTTTCTAGCTCTTTGACCTGCGGAGCTACTTCTTGTACAACACTGAGTGCCCACTTCGGCCAATTATACTTTTCTAAATCGTAATCTAATGTATTATTATCCCAATGCTCGTGTATTTTACTTAACATCTACTTTCCCCTTTAAAAATAACTTTCTAATGTTCCTTTTCTCTTAACATCTAATGTTTGGCAGTGGAATCCGCCGCTCATAGTTCTAGCCTGACGGCAAGGTAATCCTATGGTGTCTATGCCATACTTCTTAAGTTCTTTCATCATAGGACCTTGATTCTCGTCAATGATTACTAGATCTTTGTTTACACTCAGCATGTTCATGCCAATCCACGGACTGCACGGAGGAATGCCGCCTGGCAGATTAGCCGGAGGTGTAACCATCATTTCTGGTGTGACCCAGATCTTATCCCAGTCTTTAAATATCTGTGGATAGTGATCAGGGCGAAGTCTAGCAGCGTTAAAGGCCACTAGTCCTGGACGTAACGGAATAACTGTAGAATCAAAGTGTGCAAAGAAGTAAAAGCCTTCTGCTAGATGCAGGTTGTATCCTCTAGGTTCTAATATGCTTTTGAGCCATTTGTATCCCCAAAGTGTTCCACTGTTTGAAACTTGGTACAATAGGTCTTTGCCTAGACGCACAATGTTAGGCGCTTCAAATACAATTTCTTTATCTAGTGTAGTAGGAGATTTAAGATCTTCAGTTTGATAAAGGTCGTCAAGCAGTATCGGTTTAGGGCCATTGATCCACTCAACTCCTTCTTCTACTTGTTGGTAGAGATAGTTGTAGTATGCTCTAGTCTCATACTGACGAGCCCGCATAGGACTAGGAGTTTCAATAATGATGTTGTCTAACGGCAACAACAAGTCTCTAGGACAAAATGTATACCATCCTGTGGTTTCCCAATCTGGGCTGGAGAATTTCTTGTTATGATCAACACTGTGCGGTCTGTGTACTTTGATACCTAAACTGGTCAGTGTGTCTGCTAGGATTTGCAAATCCTCGTTACACTCATCGATAATACGTTGTTCATGTGGACCTTGAAGATGCTGGAGTTCTTCAAGAGTGTACTCTGCGTAACTAAATGCCTGTACGCTTTTATTCATAGTTGGAAGTACAGAATTATCTGCTGTACCTACAATAATTTCTTCTAACTGATCCCAATCGTTGTGCGAACTAACTGCCATTTTTTATCCTTTGTAATTCTGCTTTAAATTCATCTACTGTTAAATGCAAGTATCTGTGTAGACCTAGTCTATTCTTATCACCACCTCTACTATATGCTTGCCACTCTGCACCACCTAATCCAAACAATACTGTTTGACTAGGTTCAACTTCTAAAATATTACAAAACTCAATCTGCTGATCCTTGTATTTGTTTACAATGTAATCAGAGTTGTATAATTTTAAAAATTCTAATCCTAATCTTGCACCAATCCTATTAGTATAGTTGCTTTTGTTATAGACAAACAATACATCATCATCGTCTGTCCTTGTAAACCGCATACCAACCCTTGCATGAGCTAGAGGAAAAATCTTACTTAAACCAAAAGTAATATCAGTTATACATTTATAGGAAAAATCAAAATCAATTCCGTGACTCACAGAATAGTATGCACAGTCTACTAACACAGGAACATTCAATTCTTCACAGACTTTGAGTAAGTCATCATGACTGACATGTTTGTTCCCAGTGTCGCTAAACGGCAGACTTATTACTACTGCGTCATTGGTTTCTATATCTAGATCTTCAATGAACTTCCAATTGGGCCAGCTGTTGCGCCAGGCCAATTGATGATACATATATTCTGATCTAAAACATCTAAATCTTCTAGTGTTATTTTTAATATAGAATTTATCAAATGCTTCACTAGTGCCCTGCGAAAATACCACATGTGGGAATTCGTCTAGCGCCTTAATAGTGTGCAGTTTGGATTCAGTGATCCAGGTTTTATAGTAGTTACAGAAATCGTATACTACTTGTTCGTCGGCAAGTACGTCAGTTAACGATAGATTGATACTGTCCAATGTTTCCATTGTACAGGGATCTTTTAAGTATGACGAATTGCCAAAAGGAAGTTGATATCTTGTGCTCATAGTTTACCCCGAGTATTTAGCGGGTACTTTCTATGGCATCCTCAATTTACGATTTGCATAGTGCCAATATTATTCACATGGTTAAAATTGTGTTCTATAATTGGCTGCATTTTATTATACAGCTCTTGTAGCTCATTAATTGACATTTTATCAATAGTGTCAATGAGTTTAAGAATAGCCAAAAGGCGCTGTTCGTGATCTTCAATTTGGTCGTAGCTCTCGTCCCAAAACTCTCCAAAAGTTTTGAACCCTAGTTTTTGCAAGTATTCTAAACTATGCGGGCCTGCTACTAGAATAAAAGGCCTGCCGCATTTAATAGCGTTAAATGTTTTTTCGCCTATCACTGATGTTGGCCTAAAGAATTCTGATTCGCAGACTACTGCACAAAATGCTTGACTATACACAGTAACTGGAATATCTAGTCCCATTGGACAGTTGTGCATATTAGTAAATTCGTAGTTTGGAACAGTATGTCGTTCTCTGGCAACGTCTGTGGCATTAAACTCAATGTCAACTACTAACGGAGAATGATCTTTAATAAACTGATCTCCTAATAGTAAGCTGTTCCAAATTGTAGGTTCACTTTCTTTCCATTGTTTAATATCAAAGTACGTTTGACAATTTTCTATAGATGATAGGAATGCCCAGGAACAGGCTGCGCTACGATTGCACAGGAAAGTTTGGACTATCTGTCTATATGTTGTATATCTCCATGCCAGCGAAATAAATTTGTTCTTTATCAACGCTGAATCAAAATATACTGTCCATTCTTTATTGTAGCCAAAGCTATCAGTTGTAGAGCCAACAAGACTAGGCAAGAAAAAATTACGTGTATGTATTTTAAATTTAGGGTATAGTTGTTGGCAGTATTTAGAATTATTGTAGTCTAACACATAGCAGTTTACATTGATAAGATTGTTGTTAGCTATAAATTTATCTATGCTGTCAAATTCAAAGCATCTTAATTTTTCTAAACATTCTTGAGTGCTAGGAAAGTCAAACACTATACCCTCATCTTCTATCCAAAGGTTTATATAAAATTGCTTGCTTGCAGGACCTTGATAGAACAGGGGAACTTCATAGATGTAAATGTCTAGTCCTTCGCGATTAAGGAATTCTCTAGTAGCATCATCATAGATAGTTTTTTCAAGTTGAATAATATTCCCATCAACATGCGCCATAAGCATGTTTCTTGATTCGTTATACAATTCTGTTTTAGAAAACTGAGATTCAAAATATTCAAAGAATGAATAACCTTGATGATCCTGCGGTGTTATAATAGATAGGTCTTCTAAAATTATTTTAGACACACCCCGAAATCTTTGATAGACAATGCCAAAAAATGTATCATTGTCTTTGGCAATAATATTAGACATCTAGATATGTAATTTGAAAGCAGACTAAATTTGAAAGTCCAAAGTTTCCAGCACCGTGCCACATGTCTCCCTGCCAAGTGTAGACATCGCCTTTTTTCCAATGCCCTATTACATCATTGCCTAGCTGAATAGTTTGACCAAAATTCCAGTCCGTTATCATAATAGCAGCTCGTTTAATCTTACCATAGTCAGCTTGATTGATGTTTTGAAATTTTACAAATGCAGAAAAACTATCATAGTGCCACATAAGGCAGCACCCCGGAGTAAGTTTTAACAGGGTGCAGTGATGTTTTGTATGTGCAAATTTATCTGCAAATCGCTTAAGGTCTCCGTGCAGTCTAGGAGTTATGTCCATATAGTGTCTAGTACACTCTTTGGTTACACCATTATCTAAATATAGATCTTCTAGTGCAATTTTCTTTTCAGTAGAAAATACTTCCCAAGCATCATCTTTAGGAACTTCGTCGATCATGAAAGTTTCTTTCCAATCAGCAGTTAGCTCATGTTCGTTAATAGTAATATCAAAATGGTATTTGTCATATGTTCCGTCACGCCAATTAACGAAACTAGGTAGTTGTGTTATATCAGTCACAATGCGATTCCTTAAGATGATTTATTAAGTATTGTTTATTTTCAACATTAATAAGTTTTAGATGTTCTATCATTAGATGCTTATCTTCAGCTGACAGGTTTTTTATATCTAATTTGCTAGGATAGGTTAAGATGTTTGTAGTCCATGCATAGGAATTTTCTACAATCCAAGAACTTATATTAGGTAGGTCCAACCAATTGTTTGTATGTATAGTAGTGTGTATTGAAAATTTAAAAGAATTATCAGTAAGCTGCTTTAAAAAATCTTCTATGCTTTGCCAATTACTACCAGACCTTACACGGTCATTAACTTCTTTATAGCCGTCAACACTTACAATAAATTCTACTAACTTAAATTTTTTTAATAAATTTATAGTATCTGCACTTAACAGAAAAGTACCGTTGGTGTTATAGGTAACTGAAACCTGTTGTTTGTTAATTATTTTTTGAAGAAATCTAATGTGTCTATTTGTCATCAGCGGTTCGCCGCCCAGAAACAAAACTTTGTTAATTGTTTGGGGAATAGATTCTATTTCAGATGTTGCAGTAATGTAAAACTTTTTTGACTGTCCTGGATTATCTTTTTCAGCCCACGAACTGCTAAATTCGCCAAAGCAGCCATCACAGGTTAAATTACAGATGTTGTCAAAGCCTACTTCAAAGTATTCTAGAGCAACAGTATCATTAGTATACGTTGCATTAAACTTTTGTCGAAGACTTTCTTTACCTAGGCTTTCTTCATAATAGCATTTTTCACAGCCTTTAATCGGAATGCCTTTTAAACTCATTTCTCTTAAACTGTGATACTCTGGTAAATTTAAAACATTGTCTAGGTCGCCATCAAATTTAGACACTGGTTCTTTAAAACGACAACAGGGAAATATTCTGTTATCTCCTCTTAAGTTAGTGTGTTTCCAAAAAGCAGCGCAGTATGAATTCATAATAAATCAGATTTAGTTTTTTCAGCAGGCGCTATATGAATAAGCACTTCTTGATGATTGGCTGGGCACAGCTTACATTGTTCAATACTGTTAGGTAAATTATTTAAAAAGTTGTCAATTACTTTTTGGTCAGCCCATGGATCTAGACCTATAGTGCGATCTAATATTTCTCTAGATTTTGAATCTACAGCAAACTGTTCTTTTAGCAGTTGGCCAACACCTGCTACAAGGCATTTGTAAAGTATGCCTTCAACTAGATAATGGCACTCTTTCCATGCACAAGTTTCGTGAGCTTGTTCTTGATCGCTGTCATGAAAATAGATTACTTTATTTTCAATTCTGTTTATAGCACTTTCTGCAAAGATCCAAGAGAAGTTTATAATGACTATGTTATGTCCTTGATACGAAAAGAACAACTGATCTTGCGGCCAACGATTATTGATCATTTGACATTCGTTCTTTATATTAAGATCTTCAAAGTATTCTTTTAAAATTACATTTTGTACTACATCAATAATTTCATTTTTCTCGTTTGAATCATGCACACTTATTTCTAATATGATTCCTGCTTTTAACAATTTTTTAATTAAAGGAACTTTAGCTAACAGCATATCTTTGCTTACGCCTGTGACTAGTCTAAAATCTTTGAGGTCTTTCCATATATCTTTTAAACCTAAAGCCCAATCTTCTACTTGTGGGTGCAATAAAGGCTCGCCGCCCATTATACTAAATTCTTCTACATCCAACAGTTCGTGCCACTTTTCGGCAGCAGCTTTATTGTTTTCCCACTTAAGGTGATTTTTAAATTTAAAATTATTAAAGGTAGAACATTCTTTGCAGGTCTTTGGACATACGTTTGTAATGTAATAGGATAAGAATTTTATTGGGTGGCGCATATTTTTCCTTCGGCATCTTCAAAGAATTTAAGATTAGGTTCTGTAGCATGTTCGTCGCACGAAGTATATTTCCATCCTTGTCCGCGAGTAGTCCCTGGATGCCCACATTTTTCACAGGTTATCCGACTCATAGATACAGCTAATAAAATCATTCCGTGAATTACGTCGTTACCGCCTTTATATGAAATAGTAAGACTGCCTGCGTGTTCGTCTATTTTATCAATGACTAACGGAGTACATACAGGATTAACTATCCTAGGACCGTTAAGTAATATCAACTCTCTCATTTTGTTTTTTGCAGTTGTGTCCCAATTATAATAGTACTGATCAAACAATTCCCAGTTGCCTTGTTGACAGGATAAAAACATATGATTAAATCGAATATCACTTCTATATCTATTTTCTGTAACAGTATTATAATATGTAATTTGATCAAATAATCTATCTAGAATTGATGCCCATCCTTGACCGCAGAAAAAAGTAGTTGATTCTGTAAAAAAATAATGATATTTCGATTTTATATCTTCAATGTGCATATTTCAAAATTGTTAGTGTCCTATATTTAGCTGGTAAATATCCCGTATGTTTAAAATATTAATTACAGGGTCATCAGGTTTTATAGGACAACACTTGTTGCACTATCTGCGTGTGCAGGGATATACAGTTATTCCTGCCGACATCAAAGACGGTATAGACCTTACCCAAGAACACGTTGTTAAAAATCTACCAGATGTTGACATTGTTATCCATTTGGCTGCTTACAATGGGACCAAACATTTTTACGACAAGCCGTTTGATGTTATTAGGAATAGCGTACTGCCCACACAATATTTGTTAGAAAGGTACAGCGGCAAAGTTAAAAGATTTATCTTTGCAGGGACCTGCGAAAGTTATGCAGGCGCAGTTGATATATTTGATTGGCCTGTGCCCACAGACGAAACTGTACCTCTAGTAGTTGGAGATGTTAAAAATCCGCGATGGAGTTACGGTGGTAGTAAAATTGTTAATGAGTTACAGGTTATTGCAGCTCACGAACAATTAGGTCAAGAGTATACAATAATTAGATATCATAATGTATTTGGACCAAATCAAGTTGATCATTTTATACCAGAATTTATTGATCGTGCTAAAACTGGCGACTACACTTTAAAAGGCTATTTAAACACTAGAAGCTTTATGTATATAGATGACGCTGTTGAAGCTACTAGACTAATAATAGAAAGTGATAAAATAAAAAATCAAATTATTAATGTGGGCAACGATAAAGAAATTAAGATATTAGATGTCGCTAATATGATATTAGATCTCATAGATGTTAAATCACCTCTAGTTTTATACCCGGAGCCACTAGGCTCTGTGAAAAGAAGATGCCCTGATATTAAAAAGTTAAAATCATTAGGATTTAAAAGTAAAATTACACTACTACAGGGATTAATGAAAGTAATGGAGTCACAATGCAAATTGGAATAATTGGGTTAGGAGTAGTAGGGTCGGCCTGCAAGACTGGGTTTGAAATCCTAGGGCATACTGTAAAGTTCCACGACCCTAAACATAAGACAAATATTTCTGATTTAAAAGACACAGAGATTGCCTATGTATGCGTACCTACTCCTAATAGACAAGACGGTAGCTGTGATATTTCAATTGTAGAAAAGTCAATACAAGAATTAGAAAAGATTGACTATCGAGGCATAGTTGCTATGCGTAGCACCAACGAACCCGGAACTATTGATAAACTTCAAAAAAATACACATCTCAGATTGTGTGTAGTGCCAGAGTTTTTAAAAGAACGATATGCCACTGAAGACTTTATTAAAAATCATAACTTATTAGTTGTAGGCTGCTACGATACGGATGTGTTTAATACTGTGGTTAAGAGTCACGGATATTTTCCAAAACACATCAAGATGATGACTCCATCCGAAGCAGAGATTTTGAAATATTATTCAAACGTGTATAATGCATTACGAGTAGTGTTTGCTAACCTTATGTATGAAGTATGTAATGTATCTGGTGCAGACTATGATAAGATCAAAGAAACTTTTATGTTGCGTGGAACTAGTTCAGGTAACTACCTAGATTGTAGTGAAAATTTAAGAGGCTTTGGCGGCATGTGTTTACCCAAAGATACTAAAGCACTTAATGCATTTTTAAAAAAACACAATATCGATTTTAGTTTACTAGATTCAGTTCTAGAAGATAATGCAAAAGTAAAGTCAACAATTTTTCCAGGAATGCGACAATGATTTCTGAAGAGTGTATTAATTTTTATAATAGTAACAAAGATAAGACATGGGAAATGGTTCCTCCTATCGAGGGCGATAATATCACAGTAGCTAATTGGATACTTAATAATGTTGACTTTGGCTGGATTGAATTAGACCTAGAGTTTGATCTAGACAGATGGAAAGTAGAAGCATCAAAATGTACTCCATGGTTAGTTGCACATCGGGAATCTAATAACAGTGGCTGGAACAGTTGTTGTCTCCACGGGATAGATATTAATAAAACTGGTGCATGGAGTAACTACGGATACACCAACGAAGCAGATGTTCCGTACAAATGGACAGCACTATCAGGTTATACTCCGTCAATAGAAAACTTCTGGAAGAATACTTTCCCCAGCGAACAATACAGACGTATACGATTTATGGAACTAGCAGTAGATTCTGCTATTACACCGCACAGTGACATGCCTGGTAGATTACCTGGCGAAGATAACTTTAATGCTCTAGAGTTTGGCATACCTATCAACATAGCAGTTGTACATCCGCAAGACTGCCATATGGTACTTGAGGGCAAGGGCGTTGTTCCATTTAAAGAAGGACGAGCGTTCATTGTTAATATTAGGCATACCCATTCTGTGATCAATTTTTCAAAGACTCCCCGAATGCACGTAATTGGACACAGTTATGGTTATGGCAATAGATTAAATGAGTTTGCGGAATTAGTTGTTAGAAGTTATAATAAGCAATATGATAAAATTTCCAGCAATAGAAAAATCTTGTAACATTGCTTTTTGTCTAGTAGATAATTTACATAGCATAAAAGAAAATTGGATCAAAGAAATAACTAAAAATATTTCTAATTTTACTATCTCTAATGTTAACAACAAAGGCTTTGATTTATTTCAAGGATTAGACGAAGACCACCTGTTAAAGTTAGTGTCAGAACTTGAGTATAGTCATGCTGTGGTGTTCTCTACTGGGACTGAATTTATCAATGGAGATAGTTTCTTTAGAGAGATCAGAGCAGCAGTTGAGCAAGACTATTTTGTTATTGGACATGTGCTTGATAGAAAAGATGCCTATTACGAATTGCACCATCAATGCTACGTAATAAATCTTAATTACTATCGAAAATTTAAATTGCCTAAAATAGGTAAGCAAGAATTGGGTTCGATGCATACTCAAGAGGTGCCTTGGCGCAGTTATGAGAATTGGCATGACGATTATACTCCTAAAACAATCAGTGGTGGCGATCAAATTAAACAGTACCATCACAAGTGTCACGGATGGCATATTTTAAAAACAGCATTTGATAAAGATTTGCCTGTGCTAGTATTTGACGAGAACATACGTAACAGTAAAAAACATCATTACCCTGAATCAACTACAGACTTTTATAAAAATTTATCTTGGATTCATTATCGACAAAACTTCTGTCTTACAGAATTTATACATACGTCGAATACCGAAACAGTTAATTTTCCTCCTAGGCAGAGATATGATCAAATTATAACTCCGGCTAGTGGATTATGGTTTTTACCGTTTTTAAAAAGCAATACTGGAAAAGTAATCATGTATGATTATAATCAGCAGGCACTAAATTATTGGAAGAATAATATTCCCGATGGTATTAACGTAGAGTTTGTGTTGTGTGATCTGTACAACGGAATAAATTTCTTTGATAAAATAGATCCAAAGTTACTTACACTAATCAATCTATCTAATATCTTTAACTATGAAGGTACAGTGGCTCTTTATAATTTAAAGTATAGAAACTATAAAGAAAATTTAACACTAGATGAAATTGAAAAGCATTTACCCAATGCTGATGTTAACTTTACTTCTAGGGCTACTACCGGCTTTCATGCCAATCATTACAATCAATTGTTTAGTAGGATTAGTCTTATCAAACGAATAAACATTACAGAATTAATTAAGCCAACATGGCATATTAATTCGGATTGGATTTAATTTGATTAATGTAGTTATTAAAAAATATCTTACTTTCGACTAAACTTGTCCTGTTAGAATAACTGTTCAAAAACGTTTTTAAAAATTCATTAGGTATAGTTTCATTCCTCATCTCATCTAGTTCATTTGTAAAATTAATTAAATGAGGTATAAGATCTTCGCCGTCACTATCTAAATAAGAAATTATATTCTCATTAAGTATTTTTGAACGCACTTGGTCCTTGAATTCTTTATTGGTATTTTTTATGTTCATCCATGTTGGATATTGCATAACTTGATATGATTTTTTAAACTCTGGAAACTTTTCTTTTACAAACTGATTTAAAAGATCTATTTCGTTTACAGTATAAACACTGATTACAGAGTGTACCCTAATCTGTGTGTGTTTTTCTTTTCTTAACAATATTAAATTTTTATAGAAATCCATGTTTTTTACTATAATTTCAAAATTAGAACCATGTCGAACATAATCATTTAATTTACCATACGCATCAATACTTAAATTAATATCTAAACTTTTACATTCTATTAAGCCGTCTAGTATTACATCAATAGGTTCAATAGTACAGTTAGTACTTAAAATAATAGACAAATCTTGAAATTTATTATTATCTTTTAATTTTTTAAAGAACGCAGAAGTATTAGGACTTAACATTGGCTCACCACCAAATACTTCAATTTCTTCAAGAAACTCAACATCTACATCATCATACATAGTATTTTTTGAATACTTTTTTTCCGATAATGTAGTTCCGTAAAGTGCTAACTCATCGTCAAATATTAGATGACTGTAAGGACTACCGCAGCTTCTGCATTTAAGATTGCAAACGTTATCTAAATTTAATTCTAATCTTCGTAATTTAGTGTCTTTGGTAAATTCGTACTTTGTATTACCATGTATTCTTTTTGTAGCTGTTATCCCAGCTGCTTCTTCTTCAAAACACTGACACCCTTCTACTACTTCTCCATTGAGCATTCGACTACGCATATCATTCATAAATTCTCCGTTGCGTACTTGATTAATTGGAATTATTTTTTTAAAAGGTGCTTCATTCATGAATTGACAACAAGGTAACACTATGTTATCTGATTGCAGACTAGAACTTATAAAAGGATGTACACAGTAAGTTTTAGATATCATAATCTGTTACTTGTAAAATTATTCTAGGAATATGACCAATGTTAGCTGCACCATGTAAGTCTGTGGACTGAATATATGAATACACATCACCAGCTTTATAATTTGTTATAACTTGATCTTTGTACATAAAAATATGCCCCGGATGATAGTCCTGGAGAGGTACCCAAAATCTTTTACAATTTTGTCCGTGTGTATCTGGATCTGTGTGCATAGGCATGTATTGCCCTGGCAACAGTTTAGTTATCCACCAATGTATTTGGCCAGTTGTCCAAGGAGGCACAATATCTATGTTTAACTCACGCTCTTCATATACCCACCAATTAACAGCTTTTAAATCATATCCTGCCTCTTTGTACTTTTTATATTCAGCAGACTCAACAGCAGTTGATGCAGGCCAGTCTCTTGGTCTAGCCTGTCCTGTCCTAGTTAATACTAGATGTTCCCATAAAGGATTAATCCATTCTTTATAGTTGCCTTGGTATTTCATTTTTCAATAAGTTCTTTTATTTTTTCAAAAACATATATATTTAAATCTTTGCCTGGTAGATGATTAGGGGCTAATACATTTTTTTCATCTTCGTGATATCCGGGTGTGTAATTTTCTGCAAGAGTTAACAGCGGCGTGTCAAATACTAAACTATTTTTCCAATCATGTTCTTTTCTCATAGACCACATGTGTATGAATTTTGTATTCTTTATTTTATCAAGAATTTCGTTGTCAAAATAATACAAGGATGATTTGTATTCTAACAAATTTTTTTCTGGATCAAACAAGTGTCTATAAAACATTTCAGCTGCTGTCCATATTTTGTTTCGAAGACCAAAGTCATAATCAATTTTAAAAGTTTTCCAGTCTTCTTTAGAAAAATCTAATGCTTCTTTAAGTCTTATATGTCGAAGACTTCTATGAAATAATCTAAACTGATCAGGCCAAGTAAAAATACACACATCTGGTAAATTGTTAATGTTTGGTAAAAATTGATTGATAATAATATCCCAATGCGAACACCCACCTTTGCTTTTTACAGAAATTTTTGTATTATACTCTTGCTCTAATAGTGATATGTAAGTTTTATACATATATGGAGGAAATGATATCTTCTCAGCACTAAAGCTATCACCGTAAAATCCTATTCGCATTAATAATTCTCCAGATTACTGATTCCAATAAGTTTTCTAAACTCTGGAGTAAATTTACAATCTATTCTTAATCCATACTCTTGTTCGAGACTGCTTTCACCGCCATGCCAATCTTGATCATTCCAAAAGGCAGCGTGTGAATTAACATAGTGTTTGTCCTGTGCATCAGGATCCCATATATAGAACCCACGTTTAGTTCTGTAACGTATATGTATGAATTCGTTATTATGCGGTGTATAGTAATCGTTTTCAAATACACCGTTATTGGCATCTAGATCTCTGTGTTCAAATGCTTTACCGTTATGGTCACATAAGAAAAATATCACACGACCAATACGATCTATTATGCCCTGTTGTTGTAAATTTTCTACCCAACGTACTACTCCGGGGAAGTATTGACTTTCTTCTGTGCGCTGACGAGTGGCATTACGTTCATTCCAATCGCCTTCGTTCCATAAAAAATAATAGATGTAAGGGTCATTGGCTCCTAAAGCACTTTTAAGATAACGTGTAAACAAGTTGCGTTGTTTGTAATCTTTAAAATCTTTAGGGTATATTTCTTGACCTTGTATTTTAATAGAGTGATCATTTGGCAATTTTTGATACTCGTCAAATGCTTTGTATATAGGTTTCCAGTCCCATTGATAACTGCCCCTACTTTGATCAAAGCCAGGAGCCATCCATGTGCCTTCCTTGGCATAGTCTCTGGCCAATGCAAACCCCTTACAGATTTCTGCGTGTAGATCTACAAATCCACTGACGTCCAAAAATGGATCTAAATTAATATAAGGCTTACCGCCAATTCCTCTAATCATGCCAATATTTATCGCATAAGTACGTGATGAAAACTGAGTTTGAATACTACTACAACAATGTTCCCGGAAAGGGTTTATGTAGGAATAATTTAATCTACACAAGCCTTATTAGCAAAGACAAAAAAACGTTTTGTCAATGGTACCATAATGACACTGAATATCACCGGGGACAAAATCAAGTGGTTGATCCTGCGCTAATGGAGGAGAAATGGTTGCGTGAAGTAAATTACATTACACAGATGCGTAACAGGTTTCCCGACCTTGTGCCAACAATAACTAATATAGATTTTATAAACAGAAAAATATATCTAGAAATAGACGGTGATGACTTTTGGCAACGTGCTGGTCCTACTGTTCAAGACTATGATAGTGTGTTGCCCAATTGGCGTAAACAACTGTTAGACATTATGCGAGCACATCATTCGTTAGGCATATACAAATATAGTCTACATCCTAGCAGTTACTTTATAGTAGACGGACAACTTAAAAGTATTAACTATTTTTTCTGCTATAGAGATTATGACCCTGCTATTAGCTTACGTAGTGTTATGAGCCATATCAGTGAAGATAGACAAGCCGACTTATTTCCTAAAATGGCTGTAATGGGTATAGATGTAGATGCTATTACATCATTTAAAGATATACAGATGCTGGCATTTGAAAGTTTTAAAACAAACTTTCCTGCTGACTTTATGGATGAATGTAAAAAGCTCTATGTATAAAATTATACCTTGGTCTGAAGATTTAGATTTAACCGAGTTTTATGCAGAAGCAGAACAGCGAGGTTTTGCCAACAATGCTAGCCAACGGGCAATGATAGACTGCTTCCGCAATGAATCGGAGTGGGCGGCGTGGATATTATATCAAGACAACAAGGCTATCGGTAGTGTTGTTGCTCACTCATTTAATGAGATGGGTCTTGACTGTTATCGTGTACTGGCACGTACCTGTACATTTGGAACTGCTAGACCTACCGACGGTCTTATTACACCTAAACGACTAATCGCTGAACATCAAAACTTAACGGATCAGTTTTTATTGCCTGCTTGTATTTCTTGGGCAAGGGGCGAACTGTATGCCACTAGCAATGAAAGCGCAGTGGCAAGTCAGCGTCTAGTACACAGACATTACTTTCCTACACTGGCTAAATTGGGCATTGTGGAACAAGTATGCGAAATGAATTATCGCAACACAGAGCAAACAGTCTGGCGTATATATCCAGACAAGTTCCTTGCTAATTTAGAACGTTACCCTAGATGGATCTAAATTAGGGAACGCCCTTTTAAGTTGATCGTAAACAAAGGGTGTTAGTTTCCATCTAAATTCTATTTGTCTAATTTTAGGATTAGTCATCCAAAAGTCAATGGCGCTGATTATTTCTTCAAACTTTAAATTATAGTCGCTGACAAAGTGTGTGGGATCATCATTGTCAGCCATACCTTCAATAAAACTTAAATCTAAATGCAGTAGATCTATACCGTTAGGATCTATGCTGATTAGTCTACAGGCTTCTGCCAACGCTTGTTTATCGTGTACATAGTCGGTGTGTATTAGTTCAGGGTACAGTCTGCTTACACTGCCCATTACAATCATTTTCTTAACCTTGTTTTTTAATGCGTTGACTAATTTAGTCTGTTGCTGGTCGCGGTAAGCATTGTTAATAAACAGGTCTGCGCCAGCGGCAGCTTCTACTACTCGATCAAAGTCTTTGTCAATATCATAACCGTTGCTGCGACTTAACCCAACCACTTCCCACTCAGCAGATATGAAGCTTTCGTATAACGCTCTACCAATTCCCTGTGTATGTCCTGTAATTACAACTTTCATGATTTACAAAAAATTAAATTTTCTAAACTTGAGTATAGTAATTTAAAACCTTGGCTGACTGCATAGTTGACAAACTTTTCTTTGTCTTCTTCTTTGTCATAGGTACTATAAGCTACAATAAACATTTTACACTCTACCGCATTTAAATCTATTTGGGTAAGTATTTCGTAATCGTAAGTTCCGTTAGTATCTATACAAATAAGATCGCACTTGCTATGCCCAATAAGTTTGTGAAAGTCATTCCAAGATAGCATTTGTATTTGATAGGCCTGATACTCTATGCCAATGTCAATAAACTTTTTTGTATGCTCTCTATCAAAGTAGCTGGTTAGTCCTACATTGCTTTTTAGATCTCCTGTGTAGTTCGGAGCATCATCTTTTTCAAGAAATGGAAGATTTCCACATTCGAAAAACATTGTATTTTTTGATTCTTGTCCAATGCCAAGATTAAAACAGTATATGCTTCGCTTGCCTTCGTGCAGATCACACAGCAAATTGTAGGCACGCCTCCCTGGCTCGACTAAAAATCCTGCCCATCCTTTTTCTAGTAGAGCAAGACTGTTGCTAAAAGTTTTTCCGTCGTTGGCACCAATATCGCAGACTGTGCCAATCAGTCCATCAAAGTAATTAAGAATAATCTCTTGTTCTGCATTTTGACTATAGTTCATCTATGCTAAATCCAATTTCTATAATTGTAGGAGTGTCTAACCAAAAGTCGATGCTATTACAGATCAATGTAACGTTTTTATAACTAGTTCCAGTTAATCGTAATAGTAACATGTTTGTGTCAACATTCCTGTGTTGCGCCAGTGCAAAAAATCTATTATGTAAAAATTTCTTGTGTAATGTGTAGACTGCATTATTGGGGTCAGGAGATATAGCTGCTACCGATCCGCAGACAATCATGTTCTTTACACGTTTAAATGTTCTATTAAGGTATTCTAACTGTGCGCCATCTGCATAAGCATTGTTTATAAAAAGATCAGCACCATATATTTTTTCAACTAGACTGTCAACATCTGTTAAATCATAACCGTTAGAACGCGAGTATCCTTCTACGTCCCACCCTTTATTTTTAAAATGGTTGAATAGTGCTAGTCCTAGTCCTGTAGTGTGCCCTGTGATTATACAACGCTTATTCATATGTTATTTTAAACTCCGGAGTGATAAGTTGTTTAAATTCTTCAAGCAGTTCACGTTCTAACTTAAATGACAAACTAAATGTTGTGTGAGCAAAGTCTGCTAGTTTGTATTTTTGATTTGCCTTGTTTAAGAACGGACTAAAAATCTTATCAAATTTATATCTAAAGTCGTGTTGCTCGTAGGCTGCTTCCATGCTAATGCTAACTAAATCTACAGGCTGACGACTACAGCGTAATAGCTCACGTACTACTAACTGTAATCGTGGTATAGATCCATAATTAGTGGCCGCATGTATACAACCAGCGTCCATGTATGCCCAATGATTATCTCTAGTGCATTCATGCATGACTCGGTTATCTAAATCAATCAAGTATGCTTGTTCGCCTGTTAGGTTCAAATGCCAGCGATTATCTATGTCAGCATGGGCCATATAACTTTCGCCCGGTTCCATTTTGATAATACGTGCTTGTCCAATAGTGTAAGGCAAGGTATCTAACACCTGTTCCCAAAGTGTTCCTTTATACAGGTCTTTAATTTTCCAGCTGTCGTAAAAGAAATCACCAGTGGGTTCATTAAGCACAGTACCCTGACCAGATACTGGACACTCTTTAAGTGCTTGCTCAATTAGACCATCTGGGCAGAACCATCGCTGTTTAGTAATCATGAAATATTTATATGCTATTATAACGGTGTAAATATATCATGGACAAAGTTACTATACCGTTTGAAACAACATGGACCAGCGTTGGCATAGGGTTAAGTGGCGGCGCCGATTCTGCCCTACTAACATATCTTATATGTGACACCGTAGTCGAACATCAAATGCAGAATTTTAAGATACACGTTATCAATCATATTAGATGTTGGAAAACCAAACCGTGGCAACGATACGATGCACTAGGAGTTTATGATTGGCTAAAAAATAGATTTCCTACTATTGAATTTGAGCTGCACACTAATTTTATTGCACCGGAACTAGAATGGGGCAACAAAGGTCCTACGCTAGTCGATGAGTATGGAAAGACTGTCAGTGGTGATAATATAGAAGCAAGAGCCTTTGCTGAATATGTCTGCGTAACAAACAAAGTTGATGCGTTCTTTAATGGAGTAACTAGAAATCCTAGAGATGTAGAATTTAAAGGTATGCAGCCAAGAAATGTTGAACCGTCAGAAGATAACAAACATTTAGAAATTATGGAACATATGGGATTCCTAGCCTGCCACCCTTTTAGATTTATAGAAAAAAGTTGGGTCATTGCACAGTACAGAGAATTAGACCTTTTAGATCTTTTTCATATTACAAGAAGCTGTGAAGGTGACAATTCTACTAGACCCGAAGTATTCATGGGACTAGATTATAAAACATATCAACCAAATCAACCTGTACCTATCTGCGGCAGATGCTTTTGGTGTAGAGAACGCAGGTGGGCTCTTGAGCAATAGAATTTTTCAAATTTTAAAAAATGAATCCAAGTAAAACATTTTGTATGCATCCTTTTACAGGACTAGCTACTAGAGAAGATGGCGCAATAAAAGTCTGCTGCCGTAGTGCGCCTGTAGGTTTTATTCAAAATCAGAGCCTTGAAGAATTATGGAATAACGATACTATGCGAGAAGTTCGTAGGCAGGTATTAAACAACGAGCGACCGGATGTATGTAAACCTTGTTTTGATTTAGAAGACCAGGGTGTAGAAAGTCTACGCCAACGACATATAAACGGTGTTATTCCTGAAGCACGTATTAATCTATATCCTAACGCAGTATCTAAAATGCGTAATGATTACACAATGCCGTTTGAATTTCCTACGATGGAAATCAAATTAAACAATCTTTGTAATTTAAGATGCAGGATGTGTAATCCTTTAGACAGTACCAGTTGGAGTGACTGGGATAAGATTGAAGAATTTTATATTAAAGAAAACAACTATCTTGTGCCTGTGATAAATGATCTAGGACTCAAGACCAGTAGATACATTTGTCCGTTTGATGATACGGACAATTGGTGGGCAAGTTTTGAAAAACTATTGCCACACTTTAGGCGTGTTGAGTTTGCCGGAGGTGAACCTCTAATGGATCCTCAACACTATAAAATATTAGACATGCTGAAGCCCTATGCTAAAAACATAGAAATCAAGTATGCTACTAATGCTACAACACTAGGAATCAAAGGTGGAAGAACTATACACGATTATTGGCCTCACTTTAAGTCAGTTGCCGTTAACGTCTCTATTGACGGCATTCACGATGTTTATAACTACATTCGTGGTAACGGCAATTTTAGTGAAATTGAGCAGAACATTAAAGAGATACAGACATTACCAAACATTTCAAGAATAGTAGGTGCATTTACAGCACAGGCTGGTAACATACTACAGGCTGCAGAGTGTATTGATTATTTTATTAATACAATGGGCATTGTATTTTACAGCCATCGTGTAAGTTATCCTAACTGCTTGTCAGCACAAGTGTTGCCAACGGAATTAAAAGCATTAGCAATTACTAAACTACTAGCAGTTAAATCACAGATAGATGACTGGGACACAATTAAAAAGAATCCCCTGTTAGGTAAAGTCACATATCAACAAATACAAGACAATATTAATTACTTACAAGCCAAAGATCAAAATCACTTGTGGCCAGACTTTGTTGAATTTAATAGAAGATTGGATGCTACACGCCATCAAGGGCCTTTGGTAAGCATAGTACCAGAATTTAAGCCCTATATATAAATTTCTATTAATTTTGGTAAAATAGTCTGCCAAAATAGTTTGACTTCTATGGCGTTTGATACTACAATATAACTTGTAATTAACACACAGAGAGGCTACTATGAAAGGCTATGTAATTTCGTTCATTTTGGGAATGGTTGTAGCAACCGTCGGAGTTTCCGGCATTGCTCGCATTTTCGATAAAGGCATTGACACAGTTAAAACACACAGTCAGGAGTTGGCAAAATGAAAAAGTTTATTCTTATCCCCCTTGTTGCATCGTTGGCTGCATGTTCTACAGTTTCAACAGTAAACCCAGATCAAGCAATTCGTAATCAAAAGTTGTCTACTAATTTTACAGACGACAAGGTTAAGATTGAAACTGACTGCGTTTGGTACAAGCCTTGGAAAAGCGAATGCGATATTGTAGCTATCGAAGCTACCGCATCTACTTGGACTAATGGTGGAACTAGAATTCAAGTCAACTCGGCTCGAGAAGTAGCCGAAATGCAGGCTTTGGCTAAAATGGCTAGATTTATCAAAGAAGACGTTACTACCAATCGAGTAGTTGAGACTGTAGCCAAACATATTGAAAAGGCTCAAGATCGAATTGCCAAAGGCGACGCCGGTGACTCTACTATGACTGATAAGGAAGCTAAAGCTACCAATATCTCTACTAGAGAAAATGCCAACGATACTGCTCGAACAGTAACTTCTACTGTGAAGACTAATTCGCAGGCAATTTTGCGAGGCTACTATGTCAAAGACAGTGGTCCTGCTGGCGATCAAGAAGTGTACGTAACTGTTCGATGGGATCGTAATAGTGCTAGAGCTGCCGAAGCACTTGGCAAACGCTTTAGTCGTTAATCATGACTTTCCTGTCATTGGTACTCTGTCTATTAATGGACAGTTGTTTGCCACGTATCCCGGATGCCCCTATCCGAGTTATATCGGTAGGGAACACTTATGAACAGGCTAGAGATAACGCCTACAGAGAAGCCGCTGAAACTTTTGTAGGTGCAGTGGTTGTTTCTGATAAAGAAGCGCACAATCAAAAACTAGTTAAAAATGACATACTAGTTTATAGTGCAGCCTATGTGGATAAGTTTAAATTAATCAGTCAAGAAGAACGTCACGGCAAAGTACATATTGTTATTGATGTGTGGCTGAGTCCTAGTAAAATTGCCAACCGAATTCTCTATGCAATTTCTAACGATACAGAATTTGACGGTGCAAGAATGTCTGAACAATATCGAACGTATATTAAGACCAAAACCCAAGGCGACCAGCTTGTTCAAAAACTTCTAGAACCTTACCCGCAAAATGCTTTTAATATTGAAAAGGTATCGCAGGAGTTTAAAGTCAACGAAGTTCGAGTTCCATACCTGCACATTATATACAATTTAAAATGGAACAGAGGATACCTCACAGCTTTAGAGGAAGGCATTAATGCAGTCAGTGATGGCAAGGTTGCCGAAAGAAACTCAGTCTCTAGGATCATGGTAGAGCAAAAACGAGGTTGGACAATTATTGGTAGTATGAAGCCATATTACTTCAATGACATAAACACCGCAAATTTAATCTATGAAAAGTTTCAGTCTAAAAGAATAGCAGTTCGTCTTACTTTAATGAATAACAATATTCCAGTTTATACAACCTGCAATAAAGTATTTCCAAATCGACTGTACACAATTGGCTCTACTGATTTAGATATTAATGGATTAGACAGAGATTCCTTTACGGGTGAATTTAAAATTAGCGCACCGCAAAGAAACACATTTGACAGAGTTACTAATGTAGTCCTGTCCATTGATACTGAAGATAGGTGCGCGATTAGATAAGTATTTTGATGTATAAAGTAACCAGCAGATGGGGCCACCAAAATTCTGTTAAGGTTGAATGGAATCTAGGAAAACGCTGTAATTACGATTGCAGTTATTGTCCTAGTTCCATTCATGATAACACTAGCCCCCATACTCCAATAGAAACTTTAAAAAGTGTAGTTGATAAACTCCTTACTCTTAACAAGCCAGTACGTTTAAGTTTTACTGGCGGAGAGCCCTGCGTCCATCCCCAATTTGACGAACTAGTGAGATACGCTAGGCACAGAGGTATTCATTGGATTAGTGTAACTACAAACGGTACTAGGCCACCCGATTTTTATTCTAGTCTACCTATTGATCAATATGTTTTTAGCATACATCTAGAATATGAATGGCAGCGTGTTTATAACTGTGTGAATACTGTACACAAAACAACTGAAATAAATGTCATAGCACAAATCATGGCACATTACGATCATATGCCTGCTGTGTTACAATTACGTGCTAAATGTTTATTAGATCATATACCTAGTACAATAAGACGCATCCGTTGGACAGAAGGCGACCATGACTTATTCGATGATATGCGTTATCATCCAGACGACCTGTTATGGATTAAAGAACAAGATGCAACAGTTAAGGAAAATACAGTAATTTTCTTAAAAGAAGAACCTGACATGCCTAGACTCAAACACGCCAACGACATTATTAAATTACATCTCAATCAATATAAAGGATGGACCTGTAATGCTGGCATAGAAAGTCTTATGATCAACTGGGACGGAGAAGTACATCGTGCCACCTGTAGAGTTGGTGGCAGTCTAGGCAATATCTATAACAACACTTTTTTGGTGCCATCTGCACCCGTTACATGCGATAGAAATTTCTGCACCTGTGCCGCAGATATACCGTTAACTAAACAGGCTTTATAGGAATGAATTTTGTTGTGTTAATTTCAGGTTGGCAGTAACAAAATTCTTTATAGCACGTAGTTGGAATAATATTGGGATTAAATTTCTCTATAAAATTGGTATCTAAAATATTGTGTTTATAATTCAAATCATATAGATTCTCTCCGCAGGCACCTTGTAAGTTTCCAACTTTATCAATATACAAGGTATCTATTCCTATATTACATTTCCAATTTTTAAATCTATTCAAATTATTTAAAGACAACCAATTATTAGAAACGTTAGTTTTTTTAAAATTATTGTAGGTTATTGTAGGTCGTACATTAGGTATTTTTTTAGATCTAAACCAATAAAAAGGATTTGGAATTCTTTTCAAAGATTTAGAAATAAAGTTTTTTTGATCAGCAGTATATGTTATAGTTTCATGAAATACTTCTAATGCAGTAATTGGCCATCTATACTTACTACGTTTTAATTGATCAATTATATCAAGGCATTTATTCCATTCGTGCGGGTCCATTAATACCATTGCTGTAAGATTTACATTTTTTTTATAAAGTAAATCTGCTACTGAAATCACATGATCACTTTTAATATACTGGTGATGACAACTAATCATTACATGATCAAATAAATGTGCATTATCATTCCACCACCTTAATGTTCTACTACCATTGGTAGAGATACTGACCAACACATCAAAATTTTCCTTGAAGTGTTGTATAAAAGATTCTATGTTAGGCCATATAGTAGGTTCGCCACCAATAATATGTAATAAAAATTTTGTTTTGTTTTTATTATTTTTATAGTAGTTTAATAAAAAAGAAAGATTCTGAGTTAAGGGTTCTAAATCTGGCCATTTATGAGTTCCTTCATTGCTACCGGGAAAACAATACCAGCACTTGTAATTGCACATATTACTTAAAAACAATTCTATTCTTAAAAAATTAGAATTGACATTTGAATCTATTTTTATAATTTCATTCATATAAGTGTTTCATAACATACTTGGCGATTTGAATTTGACCGTTAAGATTTGGATGTCCGCCTGCACACATATTATCTTTACATATAATAGACAGGTACTCGTTACCTAAATAATATTTCTGTATATGTGATAAAAACACATTTGAAAAATTATTGTAGTCATACATTTGAAGTAGTTTAATTTCTATTCCTCTAACAAGACAAAAATCTATAGTACTTAAAATATCTTTATGGTACTTGCATACTATATGCTCGTCGGGCCAGGATGCTAGTCCTCTAATAGTTGCTCTCTCTGCGGTATCATACGATGTTTCGTCATCGATCACAACTGATGCCCATTTTGATTCATGAACAAATGGTGTGTCATTATTAGGATACAATGTTCTATAAGGTATTGTACATTGTATCAATACCAGTATATCTTTTGGTTCAAACTTTTCCAGCAGCCCTAGTAACTTTTCTTTAGAATTAATATCTATCTGTTCTTGACTGCTACCGCCGTGTGCCTGATTAAGGACATCGATTCCAGTAAGTTTAGATAGTTGATTAGGCCATGCTGCTTCTTTTTCTGCATAATACAATTCAGACTCTTTACTGAATTCCCCTGCATCATACCATGCAGCTTTTACTTTTCGAATTTGTTCTAGATTAAGATTAGGAAAAAATTTATCATTAGCAGCTTCTACCCCCGAAGTCCAACTACAGCCATTTGCGTATATTATTTTGTACATATATGTTTCAACTCCGGGAAGACTTTAGAAAAATTAGTTCCTCGAACGTTATCCATCTTTTCAATATATTCAACAAATGCAGGTAACTGAGCAGTATGGTCTTCAGCATCCATAAAGTCTAATACTGCTTGCCAGCGTTTCCATCCGTAGGGATTGTGTTTCCAGTAATCTTCATCTTGGCGATAGTTGGTGTACAGCCATGTAGCTAGATCAGCAAACTTTTGTCTTATTTCAACCTTGTCTTCTTCCGGCAAACATTTAATACTTAAAAATGTAGGAATATACAAAAGGTGCATGTTGATAATTCCGCCGCCGGCTTGAATACCGCCAGTGACATTTTCAAAGTTTACTTTCTTAAAATTCTGCTGAATCTTCCACTTGGCTAGTTCAGGCAAGTGTTTGATGTTTAATATCTGTATAGCAGTAGCAATACTAACTTGTATGTTGTCAGGAGTATTGTCCAGCTTGTGAAGATTTTGTTCTATTGTAGTCCAATCACTAGGATAGCGAATATAGAAATTTCTACTGTCCACTGCGTCAATACTAAATCCTACTTTAACTTTTTTAAACTGTTTCCATAGGTCAATAATATCATCGTCTACTAATAATCCATTTGTATTGTAGCGTACAAGGATCTTGTCTGCGTAACCCTGTCTAATAATTTCTTCAAGGAACAACTTATGCTCTTTGATCAGCAATGGTTCACCGCCGGCAAAGTACACCTGCTTGAGGTTAGGAATCTGTGCGTACATCTCTTTCCAAAAGTCTGGATTTTCATACCAGTAGTTGTCAAACGTATCGCTGTTCCATGACATTTGTTCTTTGAGCTCTTTGGCCTGAAATAACGGATATACTTTTTTGTGATCCGCTACCCACATACTGCTGTCATGTGGACTACACATAATACATTTTAAGTTACAGGTATGTCCTAGTCGCAAGTCTAGATAAACTAGTGATTCGGGAACTGTACCATCTTCTTCAGTTTGTTTTATAAGCTCAGGCAAATCTATACCATCTTCAACCCATGTGCCAGTTTCCCAAATACGCTTACTAGCAACACCGTTAAATTCTTCTTTATGACATTTGGCACAACTAGCAGGAATCTTTCCTTCCAACATGGTCAGGCGTACAACCTTCATGTACTCGTTGTTCCAAGCACTCATAGGAGTTTCGCGGCCAAAGTTTGCTGGTCGGCCTGTTTCGTTTTTTACTAGACCAATTTCGTGGTCAGTGCCTGCTCCACTACTGTTAGCATTACAGCACAATCGCATATCACCGTTAGGACGGGTAGCAAAGTGTATCCATGGTAACACACAGAAAGTTTTACTTCCTGTCAGTGTTTCTATTTTATCTTGCCATTGTTTAATTTTATTCATTGCAGTTTTTAGCACATGACCATGGCTTATTTGGTCCGGTGGTTATTTCATTGAGATTAGACCAAATGCCGTCTTCGATTGCTGTACTATTTAAATTAAAAATTCCTAGACTTTTAAATTTATTTTTAGTATCTTCAACCATTTTATTTCTTAAACTATGTATAGTAATTTTTTCTTTAAGAGGTTCTTCTAACCAATCACTGCCTACCCAGCAACATGGCAACACGTTACCTCGACTGTCAATATACAGTTCTTTATTGTTTATACATCTAGGTTTTACTGTAGCAGCAGAAACCTGAGATTCCCAAGATTTAAGATTAGCTGCTACTTCTTCTAATTTGATCACAGCTACTTTTTTAAAACGTTCAGTGACAGCAGGTTTAAGACTATATTCATAGTTGCCATTTCTATCCTCAACATTAAACTGTTCCATGTCATAAAATCTAGCAGTTGATTTAAAATTAACTTTACCAAATCCTATATCTAGCATTTCTTTTTCAAACTGATCTGCTTCGAGCTCGTTATGTTCAAAAATTAAACAATCAACAGTAGCGTAGCCTCCGGCATCTATAAATGCTTTTGCATTAGCTATAATTTTGTTCCAATCTGTTCCCCGACGATATAATACATGACTGTCAGCAAAACCATCTATGCCAAATGTTACTTCGTGTTTGTCTTTGAGTGCTTTTGCTAGATTAGCCCACCATGTTGTAGATCTAGCACTACCATTTGTGTGTAGACCTAATCTTACATGAGGGTTGGCGTTACGAATATATTCAAAAATTTCAAGACAGTCTTGTGCTATAATAGGGTCACCATAATTACCACAGGCATAAAAATTAGAAAGTTTAGATAGAAAATCTAAAGAGAACCAACTTTTAAATTGATCTAAAGTAATTTCATTTTTTCCAACAAAAGAACGTTCTTGTCCTCCGTTGTAGTTTCTAGCACACATAGGACAGCTAGCTTGACATTTATCTGTAAGCTCAATGTGCAGTTGTTCTATAAGGTGTAAATGATTTAAGCCGGGCATTTTTCAAGAATAGAAAATACATCGTTGCCTAGTTCTTGTACCACAACTTGATAAGCATTGGGATTTTCTTTTATTTTCAAAAGAGTTTTGTATAATACAATATTCTGTTGTTGTATTTCCATAAATTTCTTAATATAAAATGGATCTTGAAAAACTGGATTTTCTTCTGACATTAAAATTTCCTTTGTGAATAACCAACTCTCGGTCTGTCTGCAAAGAAACAACTGGCAATCCATTTACAGCCTTTGGTTATCAAAGTGCTTTCATGTATAGTTGACCAATTTGTTTCTTCATCGTAATTTTGTTGAAAATATAAAAATGAGCCAGCTTTGGGTTTTATAGAAACATTATACTTTGGAAACAGAGTATCTCCTCCACTCATATCATCATTAAAATAAAAAATCCCAGTACCTACTCTATCGCCGCCATGTTTGTAATAGTTAATCTGCCTTGGATCGTACGGATAGTCGTGATGAAGATCTAAATAACGTCCTTCAGGATAGTTATAGATATCAATTGCCTCAATATGATTGAAAGGAATTTTAGCGCATCGAACAATCGCACTGGCTAACTTGTCATAGTGATGCGGATCCATACCCCAGCTTATACCTCTGTTCTCAACTAGTTCAGTAACCTGTGCATAAGATTCTTGTCTACTCTGTGTTCCACTGTTTGGATTCATAGTGTCTTTAGTGTGTTTGGCAATAATCTCTTGACAAAGGTCTAAAGAGATAGCATCTTCAAACACAGATATTCTAGGTGCCTCTAAATAAACAATTTCTTTCATAGTGTCTCTTCTAGTAATTTTTCTATCTCTGCGGTTAATGCTAATGGGTCAGTCATGTGATCAAAGCTTAACACAGTTGACCCAACACAATTAATAAGATACTTATGAAAGTTCCATTGAGGTGCATGTCCTGTCTTTTCAGATAACATTTTATAAAGAGAATGCACAGAGTTATCTGTGTCTTCTAGTTGCTGGCCTGGCTGTATACTGTCTTTGTTAACACAGTTAATCTTTTCCATGACCTTAAATGTTACACCATAATTGAGTTTACAAAAAGGTTCAATTTCACTATTAGTTAAAGGTTCTTGACCTGCAAAGTTGTTTGTTGGAAATGCTATCACTGCCAGGCCCTTGTCTTTGTAAAGTTGATGTAGTTTTTCTAAACTTTCATACTGGGGAGTTAATCCACATTTACTTGCAGTATTAACTACTAACACTACCTGCCCAAGGTATTGAGAAAAATGAATCTTTTCTCCCTTAAGACTAACCATTTCATGATCATAAAAACTTAAATCTTGTGTCTCGGTCACTTCGATATCCTCTGCTTCTAATCCTAACGAACCTTCAACTCGAGTAAATTTAACTTTTTGAAATTCAAATAAAGTTTGAGGGTTAGTTTTTACCTTCCACTTTTCTGCAAAGACTTGCCGTCTGTCGGTGTCAGATATAATAAACCCTATACCCTTGGCGTCATTAAACCATTTTACTGTTCCGCTGTCTATCATAAATCACCAAAAGTTAAAAAGATATTTAGGACCTAGGCCTGCGTTAACTCCTGCATGCCAATATCGTCTACTGTCCCATTTATAGGTAGCACCCTGTGGTTGATTATAAAAACATTGATTATCTACCAGTACCGCATGTCCAAATGCTGGCTGCGTAATATGACAATGAAATCTAATCTTATCTGGCTCTAACATAAACTGTGCTTCGTTGTCGTGAACGTCCCAGTGCAATGGAGCCATCTTACCTGGATGTATTCTACTGATCCATGCAGTATTCCATGTCTTCATACCAACGAAGTCAGCAAACTTTTCAACAACTTCAATAGAAAAATTCTTTTCAGGCAAGAACATATCCCACTCAACTGTGCCGCCATCTTTGAATAACTTATATCCTGCATTTTCCCATGCGTCTAGAACAGCATCAAGGCCGGGAACATTGTCTCCACGTTTGTGACTAGGTCCTACATAAGCAGGCTCTTGATCTTTTATATGGTCAATTACTGCATCCCAGTCAATAATATTACCAAGAATTTTACCACAATTTCCAATATACTCTACAGTCATTTTTTGTATCCTAAAAAATGAAACAAATAATAAGTTTCAAATCCGCTGTTAGCAGCAGCATGCCAATTCTTTCTATGCTTCCATTGATAGATACTGTGTTTCTTTTCGTTATAAAAACAATGCTCATCTACCATAAGAAAGTGGCCAGGCTGTTGTTCTTGCATAAAACATACATATCTTACAAGATCTAAATCTTTCCACTCTTTTTCTTTGTCTTCTAAATCCCAATGGTAAGGAACTGTTACACCTGGACGTACTTCACTGACAAATACACGCAGAGGTTCTGCATTGACAATTTTTGCAAATTGATTTTGTATTTCAATATCAAAATGCTCGCCTGGATAATAATCCATCCATATAATATCTTGTATTCTATAGTTTGCGTTACGCCATATGCTTATTAAATCATAGAAGCAATCGCCTAGATCGTCATCATCTTCAGGTGCAGGATCGTTAGTAAAAAATGTAAAGGGTCTGCCTTCTCGTATAGGTACATCACCGTCAGCTATCATAACGCTATTATTATCTCCGTTAGTAGCACCATTAATTTCAGCAATTATTTTGTCCCAGTCTATTAGTCCTTCAGTAGACCCAGCATGAGAATGTACGTTTTTGTTCATGGCTTGTATCCTAGATAATGAAATAGATAATAAGGTTTAAAACCACAATTTACACCAGCATGCCAATTCTTTCTACTGCGCCATTGATAGATTGAATTTTTAGGAAGACCGTACATTATTTCCTCATCTAAAAAAAGCAAATGGCCTGGCTCTTGCTCTTGCATAAAACATACATAACGGACCATCTCTCCTAGTTTGACCCATTCTACTTCAAAGTCTTCAATGTCCCAGTGATACGGAACCATCTTACCAGGACGCACTTCACTGACAAATACACGCAGAGGCTTGGCGCCTACTAGTTCTTCAAACTTCTGTTGTACTGAATAATCAAAATGCTGTCCAGGGTAGTAGTCATACCATTCTATATCACTTAATCTATAATTGGCTTTTTCCCAAATAGAAATAAGATCATAGTAACTTTGCGTAAGACCTGTTACGTCTTCTTGTTTAACTTGAATATCTGCATCTTTAAACAGCTCACCCGATTCTATATTATCGTCTACACGTTCCATAACTGTGCTTACGCTGTTGCGATCAGGGTTAGGCGAGTTTTGACAGGACAATATAACTTCGTCCCAATTTATAACGCTTTCTGTAGAAGTTATAAACTTATGTCTGCTCATGCTTAAAAATCTCTTTGTATACAAATTCCATGCTATGCTTCCCCCACATTACATGGTGTTGCATTGAGTTACGAAACATTATTTCTAGATTATAATTACCATCAGTGTTTATACCGCCCGTTTCGTCTAATCGAAATCTAGCAGTTGGATGTATAATTGAATCCATTACTGCCCCTGGAATATACGGATTTGTCACCGGCACACAACCATACCAATCTATTGATCGCATGTTTGCATCGTCGTCTATATAATGACAGTGGGGATACATTGTTAGTTTGTAGACGCCTTTATTGTAGAGGTCTACCATGATATTTTTAATTTGATCTTGCCAGTCGAGGCAAACTTCGTTTAAATTTCTACCGCTGTAGATAATTTCATTACAGGTTTCTTTATACCATTTTAAAAATATCTTTTTTGAACTGTAGTCAATGTCTATAATTTCAGGTGCATACTTGCTGCCTTGAAATTTTAAAATGTTGTTAACTTCATTTTCCCAAAACCAATTAACTGTATGTTCTGTATATAGAGGTCTGTTAGCAGTTTCAGCTTTTTGATATTTGTTATTGATGTTATAGTTTTTGCAAAATATTTTACCGTCTGGACTTATTAAAGGCTCGTAAGTTTGTTGGGCCATACATCGTCGGCCATCTGCATCTAATTTATAAAAACGAAACCATTTGTCTACATTCATTTTAGCACTTGAGTTTTTCTTTCCAGATATCTATAGTGAGATCAAGTCCTTGATCTAGAGATACTTTAGGACTCCAACCTGTAACTTCAGTTATTAAGTTATGATTACTATTTAACCAGTATATTTCTCCAGGCCTAAATAGTTTAGTGTGCCAATTAATTTTTCCATTCCAATTAAGTTTTTTTGCAATTAAATCGGCGTAGTCTTTGATCTTGATAGGATTATCAGGACCTAGCGTAAAAATTTTACCGTTAACTTTGTCTGGATTGTTGATCACTGTTACCCAAGCATCAAGTAAATCATCGATATAGATAAAATTCCTGTAAGGTTCAGCATAACCAAAACTAACTTCTTGTTGATTGGTTAGCATTTGACTGATGATCTGCTCCGTGACAAAAAACTCGTTGTCTTTGCGTCCGTAACTATTAGTCTGTCGAATAGCCGTAAATGGTAGTCCTAAACATCGATGTGCATATTCTAAATACTTTTCAACACCGTACTTGGCCACGGCATAAGGAGCATTAGGATTAGGCGTAGTATTTTCATCAAATGCTACATGAGTAGAAGGTTTACCGTGCTTTTCTATTTCGTCACTGATAGGTTGCCATCCATATACTTCCATGGTACTGGCAAATACAAAACTCTTAAGATTTCTTACTGCGCTGGCCGCCTCAATCAAGTTAACGCTGCCTACATAATTGATCTCACTAAAAGTTATTTGCTCGTAGAAACTCTGTTCTACTTCGGTTCTAGCAGCCAAGTGTACAATTACATCGGGTTTAAAACTTAAGACTTCTAACTTAACAGCTTCGTAGTCACGAAGATCACTTTGCAAATGATGTAGTTCGTGTTGATCTTTAAGACGTTGTGTAAGATGTGACCCAATAAATCCAGATGATCCTGTCATTAAAATTTTCATATTTTATATCCTATCAGCATAAACCTTTTATAAAGAGGCAGTTCTAGTTCTTCTGCCCAGACAACTTTTATTTTACATTGATCTTTAAATGCTTCTAGACTGTCTGATGTTCTTACGTGTTCAGGTATATTGTAATTATTGCTTTGTAAAACTAAAAGACTAGCTTTTGGTACTTGATCTATCCATGTAACGTATTGTTCTTGAGTTATATGTTCACAGCTGGTATTAACAACAATATCAGCTTCTGTTAAACAGCCGCACATATCTGATGTGATAGCACTAAATCTTCCTTCAATCTCTTCTTTTCTATTCATTAGTTTGGCTATTGATTCGCATGACGAGTCTATGTCAATGCTACGAATATGTTTTATCATAGGACCTAGCTGAGACTGAAACATAAGACTAGCTAAAACACCTACCCACCCTCCGTGAATATCTATGCTCACAGGCCGATCTACGTGTCGAATTAGATTATTGATTAACCACTCTTTGCTACGTAACTGTCCTTGCCAAAAGGCGTCCATTGTACGCATGGGATCTTGACTAGATCGTATAGCCTGCATCCAAAAATGCAAATGTTCTAGGTCTATATTCATAAATTTATTTTGTTAGCAATTTTCTCTGCTATCATCTTATTACTGTTTATTCCGGGATGAACTAAATCTCTAGCAAAATCTGTTGGTATGTAGATATCGCAATTTAAAAGTCTACCAGTATCAGGAAACAAAGAAGCTTCGTAATGTTTAATTTTTTCCCAATAAATGTTGCTGGTTTTACTAGCGATCAATGCATATGATTCAGAGTGTGAATCATCATTAGACCATGCAGAGAAATAATGATGACTCTTGTTCCAATCTCCGCAATTTTCTAAATACCTTTTATTGTAGTAAACAGTTCTAGAATAATGAGTCCATAGATTAATAACTCCCAAAGGCATAGGATAAGAATGTCTTAAAATAGTTGCATTGTGCAAAGAATAATTAATAGAACTCCCCTCAACACCTAAATTAACGACTGGCACCTTTAAAAGATTAGATAGATGAACAGCTATAGTATTTGTATTATCTACTCCTATTCCAAACACATTACTACAACCAAACATTACTAATGAGTTAGCCCAATCTATTTCTTTAAAATTTTTAGTTCTATACCCCTGTTTATTTCTTGTATAGTTAACAATATTATTTCGATAGTACCAATCCTCAGGCATTATTTTTAAATTTTTTTCAAACAACTCCTTGCTATCGTAGCCTGCAAAATGTTTTTCTATTTTGGCATCTATAGGAAGAAATTGATTTGATTTTATTAGTTTAGGTACAGAACTGAATATTAATCTATTTTGCATTTTGGTATTTTGCTGTCCGCTGAACTAACACACGTAGGAGTAATACAGCGTTGCGGCTTCTTAAATAATTCAAAACTATCTAATGTACCCAATGGCACATCGTGACAGCTATAACTTCTTTTAACGTCATTGCCTCTTATTATAACACTTTGATATCCAGCATTACAAGACCAGTTAGCAAATTTATTAAAATTAAACGCATTAAATCGTTCTGCTTGGTCGAACAAGTGTTCTGTATCATCTGCTTCGTATAGTGCTATTTGGTAAGCGTCTTCTCCATTAGCACGTTGAGGGAATCCCGTTTGCATCTTGTGTATCATGTCTTCAGTATAACCATCTACAACCGCACTCGCTGTAGGATCACTTTGCGGCTTGAGTGTTACGTTGATTCCACGTTTGTGAAAGCGTTCCATACGTTCATAGAGTTCGTAGAACTTTTCAGGCACCATAACTTGGTTAATTGTAACGTGTACCAGCTCGTATTGTAACTGTAAACACTTGTCGCCGAACTCTTGTTCGCGAGCAAACTCATCGTGAAAGCTGGCTGTAATACTTCTGCGCTGTAGCATTTCAGTATTTCGACACCAAGTGTTCCACCATTTGCTACCAGGCGACAAATTAGTGGTCATATGGATACTTTGGTATTTGGATTCTAGTTCGTCTAAATGTTTAACAAGATCATTCAACTGTTTATAAGCAGTAGGCTCACCACCGCTGAACGACCAATGGAACTGGTTAAACCCATTGGCTCGTGCTTGACGCTTAATCTCGTCTACAGTAGATTTATATACTTCAAGCGGTTGGTGATCGACTCGGTCACTGCGGGCATAGGGCCAACAGTAACTACAATTATAATTACAAAATCTTCCCAAAATCCAACTAGTGGAAAACAATGGCCGGTCTAACATAGTGCGTTGTCCGAAACGCACAATTTTCTTAAAGGGTATTTCCGTAAAGTTCATTGAATATATTTAATCATTAGTCATTGACACAGTTAAAAAAGTTCAGTATAATTACGCTATGACTAAAATATCAAAAAGCCCCGAACGACATACTTTTCAAAGGGAAGGTTATGTCAAACGCTGCGAGGAAGAAGGCAAAGAGCCTAATGCTGATTATCTGGATTTGTTTCAAAAGATTCTAGAGGATGCAGATAAGAAATGGATTGATCCAAAAAGTAAAATAAACAATATGGAATACGATCTCTTAACCACTGATTGGATTTTAGAAAAGGTTAGATCCAGTGACAGTTATGCTCAAAATCTCTATGCCGCAATGTGTAACAATGATTTTGTTAAAAGAGAATTGTGGCCTATTTTAAAAGACGAAAGATGGAGTGCTAGCTGGAGATCAGCAGGAGGCATAATCGCAGATATGCAACAAAAGGGTGACTACATTGATTGGTACTGTAGTGGTATGGGCGGTGTTGCTACCTACGATTTAGAAGAAGGTGAAGCGTATATGTCTAAAATGAAGTACGTTCCAGAGAGTGTAGTAACTGATGAAATAGAAGAAGATTTAAATCGGTTAGGTTGGTTAGTTGTTAAATACAATGGAGAGGAAACTTGAATGGAAACACTTACTTTTAAAGCAGAAGAAATATTCGAAGACATTCCCGGAGATCCGGACAATGTCATGATGAAGATTCCTCCTGAAATTTGCGAAGCACAGGGTTGGAAAGAAGGCGACACTCTTAATGTTAAGCTAGAAAACGGGGCACTTATTATTACCAAACATGGCTAAAGACGAACTATTAGAACTCACAGGCACAGTAGCAGAAGTTTTACCCAATTCTACATTTCGAGTACAGGTTGATGGACAGACACACATTGTACTTTGTTATATGGGCGGTAGGCTCAAACAAAACAAGATTAAGGTTATCCTAGGGGATAGAGTTAAGATTGAAATGAGCCCATACGATCTTACCAAAGGTAGGATTGTTTATAGGATGTAACGATGAACTCAATTCTAGAACGTGTGAATTTGGTATGTCAAAACGTTCGAAGAATGAATGACGGGCCCGTAAGCTTCAAAAAACTAGTAGCAATTACTAGAAAAGAGTTCCGTAACAAAGAAATAGACCTAGCTCTCAAAACTAAAAAAGACAGTTTTTTAGAACATAGTCATTTTTACGTTGAAGCATTTTACGATCACGAACACGACTTTAACAACGAAACACCAATTGAAGTTTATGTCTATCATAATTTTATTCCTACTGATTTATTTTTACATACGCAAATCACAGAATTCCTTATTCAAATATATGATGCAGTAGTACACGAATTACGACATCAACAGCAGAGCAGAACACGATTTTACGAAATCTTTAACAGCGGTATTGCCAGTCCATATGCCAAATATTTGGCAGATCCAGATGAACTAGATGCGTATGCAGTAAGTATAGCCATTGAATTATTACGATCAATGCCCCGAGAACGGGCTGTAAAATACATGACTAGGATGAGAGTTTTGAGTAAAATTAAAACTCAATATGGTTATATAAGTCCAAATTTAAAGTGTTATGTAGACTATTACGGTAGTAACCCGTTGATTAAAAAGGTAGCCAAAAAGGTCTATAAGCATCTAAATTCTCTTGACAGCAACCAAATTTTCCGTTAAAATATGCTTATCGTAACTAACACGGAGCGGCAGTCGTGAGTAAAGAATACAGTACCCTGGAAGTTTTGGAACTGGCTTGTGCAGCTCAACGATGGAATAAAGAATACCTTAAAGAAATGACCGCGGTCTATGAAGATAATGGTCAACTTCGTTATTACAAACAACCAAACAAGCTTCATATCCTCTACACTCTTGGTGCTGTTAATTGGGGCTCTGAATCAGATCCTCGAATGATGCCAGTCAAACTTCAAATTGAAGACATTGATCGGGAAGAAGCAGAAGAGATTCGCAAGTATTATCGGCGTCTTATGTTTGCCGCTGTTAAAGGGGACAACGAATTTCAAACCGAAGTCAATGCTATTTTGTCTGCTGAAGTAGTAGCAGCCAATAAAGTTGGCTATGTAGCCTGTCTTCCACATGTCTACGCCAAAGATCATGTGCGTAATCAAATTGAAAAACGTATTCGACATTTGGAAAAAGGCTATTTGGCCGACGTAGGTAAAACAGTATTTGACAAAGACTGCGAAGTACTTGAGTCAAAACACTCAAATAACTTTGACGCTTTTAATATTACTGCTATAATTGATAATAAGATGGTGTCTTGGTTCAGCAAAGTGGATCTTAAACTTGGTGCTTGCGTGATAGTCAAGGCCAAAGTTAAAGATCATTCCAATCATTGGAAGCATAAAGACACTGCTGTGACCAGACTTAACTATGTAAAGGCAGCACAATAATGTACAAAGAAGAAGAATACGAAATGTTTGCAAAGAAAATGGAAACTAAATTTCCAGAAATGTTTGCAGGTAAGTACGGTGGCTTTGCTGTAGGCACTGGATGGTGGCCGATTCTTGAAGCACTTTGCAGTCAGATAGATGGTCATAGCAAATGGCGTAATAATACTAGAGAAGCATTGCTTAAAAATAATCCTCACAATCACAAAATTCCCGATGCTGTTCCGCAGGTAACAGTTGAACAGATTAAAGAAAAGTTTGGCGGACTGCGTTTCTACTATCAAGGCGGTGATGACACAGTGGACGGAATGGTACGTATGGCAGAAATGTGGGCAGGCCAAGTCTGTGAAGAATGTGGTAAGCCTGGAACTAGACGTAGTGGAGGATGGATCAAAACTCTATGCGACGAGCACGAAGCAGAGAGACAGAAGAGATACGAAACCTACGCTAAAAACAACGGACTTGAACTATGAACAACAATTTTTTATGTAATAGCTGTGGAAAACAATATAGCGTGACCTGTGATTGGAATCAAGGTCGGTGTCCACATCATCCTCCTTATATTAATCCGCACAGTTTTAGATTTTTAAATCTTTACAATTCAATCAAAAATTTATTTAAAAAATGAGCATAAATGAAAATCAAACTAGTCAGTGATCTGCATTTAGAATTTGCAGACATATTCGTCAAGAACGACAAAGATTATGATGTCTTAATTCTCTCTGGTGACATTATGGTCGCACAGGATCTCTACGATCATCCCGAGCCTGCTAATGGCACTGACCAACTTGCTATTGCCAATAGTCAGGGCATGGGTCGTAGACAAGAAGCCGCTCAACGATTCCGTGACTTCTTGAAACGTTGCAGTTTTCAGTTCCCACATGTGATTTATGTTGCTGGTAACCACGAGTTTTACCACGGTAAATGGAACAAGACATTGACTATTCTTTCAGAAGAATGCCAAAAGTTTCCTAATGTTTATTTCCTTGAACAAGGTTATAAAAAGATTGACGATGTAATTTTTGTGGGTGGAACGCTGTGGACTAATATGAACCAAGCTGACCCGTTAACCCTTCACGGTGTAAGGGATATGATGAACGACTTTCGTATCATCCGTAAGGAACTAGAAGGCTACACCAGCCTTAAGCCTCACGACACAGTATATCGACATCGAGATACTCTACGTTATATTGAGAGTATTGTTGATCGTAAAGAGGTCGACAAGTATGTAGTTGTAGGACACCACAGTCCTAGTTTCCAAAGTGTTCATGAAAGCTACAGAGATGATCGTTTAATGAACGGTGCGTATCACAGCGATTTAAGTAACTTTATCCTTGATAGGCCACAGATTAAACTTTGGACACATGGTCACACGCATTACCCGTTTGACTATGTAATTGGAGAAACCCGTGTTGTGTGTAACCCTAGAGGTTACGAAGGATACGAAGATACCGGGTGGAATCCCGACATACTATTGGAGATATAATGGAACCTAACATCGCTGAACTTTTAAGAAATACTGCTATCAATATTGGAGAATTATTCCGTATGCTAGCAGATAGAGTAGACCAACTGGAGAAAGAAAATGAGCAACTTAAACTTAAACTTGATTCCAAAGGAACAAAAGTTGAGTGAGAAAGAATTTAAGCTATTTAAAAAGTGGCTCAAATCTCATTTAGCTTTTGGTCCTGTAACTGTTACCTTTACCAAGAAGGACGGCTCAGAACGAGTAATGGAATGTACAACCAGTCCATCGCTCGTTCCGGTTGATCTTACTGAAGAAAAACACTATACTAATACCAGTGATCCAGTGGACTTTCCTAAACCTAAAAAAGAAAAGAAAGTCAGTGAAGACGCAATGTCTGTCTATGACTTGGAAGCCAAAGGTTGGAGAAGCTTTCGGTGGGATTCAATTAAACAAGTGAGATTTGTATTATGAGACAAGTAGTCGGTGATGACTGCGAAATCCTTTGTGAAGACAATGGACGCAAAATGGTTGCAGATATTTTATATTTTAAAGAATATCAAAATCTCACAGTTAGTATTGAAAAACAATTAAAATTAGAAATGAAATGGAATGGTAACATCTACGAAGGCCGACTTGGTAGAATGAGTTTTACCAGCGAAGGGCCTGTAATTCGAAACTTCAAACAAGGAAGAAGATAATTATGAAGATCGGTTTAAGTTATAGCCGTTGTGTTAGAGACATAGTTGACGGTAAGGTAGACATTGACGATGTCCTGGTCATTGTTGCTCGCACAGACTTTGATCCTAGAGACGCAGATCAATGGGCAGGTATATGGCACGGCTACCACGGAGCAAGTTTTATGACTAACCCCGAATGGGCTGGATATCCTGACGAAGACGAAGACCGCTTTCGTAGTGTAACCATTGAATTGTGGGAGTCAGGTAAACTACACCAGCCACGTAAGTTCGGAGCACACCCTCGACGTTTGCCCTACTACTGGGTAGAAACTTTCTTGCCTGACGACGAACTTGAGAATCATCCTGCGGCTAAAAAAGCATTTGAAAAATTTCAACTGGTTGCTGGACTAATATTCAACAACGATCTAATCTTATGAGTTTTTCAGATATATTTGATGTCAAGGAAAAAATCACAGAGTTTAAAGATGATCCGTTGGTACTATCCTGTGCAAGAAAAGAATATGAAGATAATGGTCACGGTTATCTGAGTATTGATAGTGAAAATATTACTGTCACAGATGAGCACAGAGTGTTAGCTGAAAAAATTAGAGACTACTACACTAAAAAATTCTTTTGGAGAGTGTTAAGTGAAGTACGACCTTTGAGTGACTATCGTCGTAGACTGATTAATCTGTTAGAAAATCGTATCCAGAGTTGTAAAGATCAAGACTGTGGTATATACTACAAACTGCCGTATTTTTACGAGGAAGATGTAGTGTACGAAGAATTTAAAAAAACTCTTAAAACTGATAAGATTGCCTCATTGGGAAGTTCTAGACAGAACATAATGATGAAAAGTTTAGAATTTATTAAAACTACATCGTCTCGACAAAGAAAACGTAATCAAATTCGTTATTGGTTTAAAGACGATAACGAGTTTCTATACGGCATTGAACTAACCAGCGACAATCCGCTGTTGCCGATCTTTAACGATTATCTAGCCGGGCGGACATCGATATTGTTCGAAACTAGGATAGCCGAAGATCGTATTGATAATATGTATTTTTATAAAATGTTTTCATATAAATTCGTAAAGGAACAAAATGCCTAACTTGGTACCAATGGTTATTGAGCAAGAAGCTCGAGGTGAACGTAGTTACGACATTTACAGTCGTCTATTAAAGGACCGTATTGTAATGCTAGATACGGATGTCAATGAGCATAGTGCTAGCCTTATTGTGGCACAACTGCTGTTTTTAGAAAGTCAAGGTAATGAAGATATCAACTTTTTTATTAATAGCCCTGGGGGTGTTGTTACTGCTGGTCTCGCTATTTACGACACAATGCAATTTATCAAGCCCGATGTGTCTACCTTTGTAATGGGTCAGGCCTGCTCAATGGGCAGTCTATTAGCCACTGCTGGAGCACCTGGCAAGCGCAAAATGCTGCCGTATGCTCGTCATATGATACATCAGCCCAGTGGCGGTGCTCGTGGGCAGGCTACAGACATGCAAATCCAGGTAGAAGAGATTCTCAAAATGAAAAAAGAGCTCACTGGAATCTATGTTAAGCATAATTCAAAGGGTAAAACTTTTGAACAATTAACGCTCGATATGGAACGAGACAAGTTTATGAGTGCTCAAGAAGCCCTGGATTATGGGTTGATTGATGAAATTGTAACAAAACGCCCATAAAGTACGCATATAATTAAAAATCATAGTACACTATAAATACTAATGTTAGGAGTGTGCTATGGCCCGTTCAGCTTTCAACTGGTCGCTGTTAGACCGGGAAACCTTGTACTCGATGCTTTATCAGCTAAAATTTGAGCTAGTTGATAAGCGATTGCCTATTGATGAAATTACTAGTATATTAAGTAAACACATTAAAGCGCATCTTCCTATTAAAGTAAAAAGCAGTAGATTCAATCCTGTTAAAAAGGGCGAAATTTGGGTCGGTGGGGCTTACTATTCTGATCTTGATAAAAAGAAAAGAAAACGTTTTATCGAAGTTGAACTAGCATTTCCCCCGAATACTGCTACTATGAGAATGAGTAACTATCGTTGGGAACGGGTTTGTCAACTGTTTGCTGACACAGTTCTACACGAAGTTATACACACCCGCCAATTCCGTGCTAGAAATTTCAAAGCGATTCCCGGATATCAAAGCACAGCCTACTATGCTCGTACCCGTAAGGAACAAGAATATTACGGTGACAGAGACGAAATGGGCGCCCATGCCTTTAACCTAGCGCAGGATATGATTGATAAGTTTGGCTGGGATACCCGAGCAATTAAAACTTATTTAGATTCAAAAGTTCCGAAACGTGTTCGTCCAAATGGTTGGGGACGCTTTATGAAAGCGTTTGAGTACAATCACGATCACCCAAAAGTTTGCCAAATGAAGCGTAAAATAATGAGCCAATTGGAATACGCCTACTCCGGTAAGCCATTTAAGACTACAAATCACTTGACCTATTAACAGTTTTTGTGCTATACTATAGCATAAATCAACAGATAGGAGCCAAGATGACAGATCCTTGCCAGAATGTAATTTCTGAGTTGGAAGCACATAATAGTCGTTTAGACAAAGAATCAATTATTGAAGTCCAATTGAGTCAAAGAAACGATGAGTTCTTTGCCGGGTGCCGACTAGCGTTGGATCCTATGATCACTTTTGGACTTAAACAAATACCGGAGAAAACAAATGCGGATGGCCCTGGCCTACCTTGGGATGGTTTTAATAGTATTGCTCAGCGTTTACGTAATCGTGAACTCACAGGTAATGTTGCACGTACCGCTGTAGAGGCAATGATGAATACTGCGACTCAGTCGCAGTGGAATAGTTGGTATCGACGTATCCTTATCAAGGACCTGCGCTGTGGTGTCAGCGAAAAAACAATTAACAAAGTAGTAGGGAAGAAATATGCTGATTATGCTATTCCTGTTTTTAGTTGCCAGCTTGCTCACGATAGTGCTAACCATGAAGGCAAAGTCACAGGGAAGAAACTTATCGAAGTTAAACTGGACGGTGTTCGTGTTATCACTATTGTACACCCTGATGGCCATGTGGATATGTTTAGTCGCAATGGTAAAGAGCTTGTTAACTTTCCACACATAGCAGAACAACTCAGTAAAGTTGCCAGTGGGTTTGATGAGCCTTATGTATTAGACGGTGAAGTAATGAGCAGTTCGTTTCAGGATCTTATGCGACAAGTTCATCGTAAGAGCGATGTCAACGCAGGAGATGCTATTCTTTATCTGTTTGATATTATTTCATTACACGATTTTAAAATTGGATTCAGTAATGTCTTGCAAACAGAACGTTCTGCCAGTCTCCAAACTTGGTTTGAAATTGAACAGGAACACCTGCCCAATATACGTGTATTAGAAAATGAAGCTGTTGATCTTGATGCACCGGAAGGTCAGAAACGTTTCCGTGAAATTAATCAGGAAGCTATCGACGGTGGCTATGAAGGTATTATGATTAAAGATCCGGAGGCACCCTATGAATGTAAAAGAACGCACCATTGGCTTAAACTCAAGCCGTTTATCGAAGTTAGCCTTCAGGTCATCGAAGTGGAAGAAGGTACCGGAAGAAACGTGGGACGTCTTGGTGCATTGGTCTGCGAAGGCGTGGATCTTGGCAAGACGATCACAGTCAATGTGGGCAGTGGCTTTAGTGACGCTGATCGTGATAGTTTTTGGATCTCACGTAGTGAGGTGGTTGGTAAGATAGTTGAGGTTAGGGCAGATGCAATTACACAAAATCAAGACGGCACTTATTCTTTACGTTTTCCACGATTTCTCCGTTTTAGAGGCTTTGAACATGGCGAGAAAATTTAATATTAGACGCAGTATGCACAAAGACATGACCTACGGTGCATTAATGGAACTTGTCAAAAATCCAAAAGTGTGGCACGAAAGTAGTGTAGCACCGGAGTATAGTCACTTAACTGAAGATGGCAAAGATGCTATTGTACATGTCGTTGAAGAAATGTTTCGAGGTATGCAAACTATCCACAATGCAGAAGTAAAAGAAGAAGCCAAACGACAGACTCTCGAGGCGATGAAATGAAACTTGTTATGAAAGAAAGTAAGATTCGTACTATACGCCCCGGGGATAGTAAGTTTATGCTTAACGATGGACTGGTAACATGTCCTAGAGCAGGATTTGAGATTAGTCAAAGCTGTCCTGCAGAATATAAAAGTATTTTTATAACTGCAATAAATGCGGGATGGCTTAAGCCTGTGGCACATGTCTACGGTAAAGAACTAACAATGGATGCTTTAAGATGAAGGTAGAAAGAAATCAAATTTGGGAAAGTGTTAATCGCACTGAGTTCCATGTAGATGATGTAAGAGAAATAGGCGGAGAGATTTGGATCTTCTATACCAATACCTTTACGCATCAGACACATAGTTGTCTACAACTTGCTTTTGAGCAAAGATTCACACCCGTGTTAAATCGCGGTTAAATACATTTTTATAAGGAGTTATTATGTTTGGAACAACCTACACAGGCGGAATGTCATATCGTTCAGCTAGTGAAATTAATTCAGCAATGGGCCGTGTCTATGGACACATGAGTCTTGCTGTTATTGTATCAATGATTGTCAGTTACTTTGTGGGCTCTAGTCCAGAGTTGCTACAATTCTTTTTTACAGGTGTGCTAAAGTGGATTGTAATTTTTGCTCCGCTTGTGGCTATTTTTGGTGTTGCTATGGTGCTGGCAAATAATCCCAGTAAAGGAGTAGCACAGTTATGCCTACATGGTTTTGCAGCCTTAATGGGATTGAGCTTTTCAATGATCTTTGCTGTGTTTACCATGGGTAGTATTGTTAGTGCCTTTATGGGTGCGGCCGTATTGTTTGGGGTAATGAGCGGTTATGGTTACTTTACTAAACAGAGTTTAGATAGTCTAGGCAAGTTTATGTTTGTTGGTTTAATTGCTATCATCATTGCCAGCATTGTGAATATCTTTATTGGGTCAACTGTGATGCAAATGGTAATTTCAGCATTGGCTATTATCATCTTCCTAGGATTAACTGCCTATGACACACAAAAGATACGTGAAGAACTGTCAGTAGAAACTAGTGATTCGGCAGAAGTACGTGGAGCATTGACTCTGTACATGGACTTTATCAACTTGTTCTTAAACTTGTTACAACTGTTTGGCGATAGGAAATAATATGATTAGAGAGTTTATCAATATTGTAGAGGGAATGGGCAAGGGCATCGACGATGATTGGTTTAAGGACGGCGGGTTCAAAACTTATAAACGTCCAGCCAAAGAGCGTTATGAGATTGCCGACGAACCCGGCACTATTGACACGCTCGAAGGTCCAGTTAAGTATCCAAAAGGATTCTACATCATGACTGGTCCTAAAGGTGAGCAGTATCCTATTAGTCCAGAAAAGTTTAACGATCTTAAAGATGACCTTGGTGATGGTGTTTGCACACCAAAGAAAATCATCAAAGTGGCTAAACTAGCAGATCACTCCGGAAGTGTTGACACAAGCTGGGGTGAGAAGTTATACTACAATCCAGACGAAGATGTTATTGTTCGGCATGGTGAAAATGACTACGGTGTAGTCAAACGAGATATATTTGCACAAACATACGAGAAAGTGTAATGGCACAGAGACACAATTATTGGTCATGCAGTAAATTTGCAGACTGGGTTCGGGGAACACCTAAACGAGGTGCTCTAACTTCTGACGGATGGGCTGAATGGGAAGATGAAGCAAAACGCTACAATCCCGTTCGCTATTGGATTGCCGAAGAGGCCCTAGATGCCATCCAAAACTTTATCTGGTGGCCAGTTGATAAAATTTATGATGTTAAATACTATATTAATAACCGTTGGGTTAGTCGGACTCATAGTCTTACTGCTCACCCTCGCGACATCAAGCCCGGTCAGTGGCAGGATGTTGGTAACAGGTTTCTTCCCTGCATGTTCAACGAACTTGTTGACTTTGTCGAAATAGAAAGTGCTTGGAGTCATATTGCCTGGGGCAATAAAGAAGATCGTGCCAAATACAATCCTCCATTTTGGGCCAGTGGTTGGTTCCGTTGGCGTGTGTGGCGCTGTCCACAGGCAGGTCTTGATCATTTAGATTGGGCAATGACACTAACTAACACAGATTGGTGCGAGCCAGACCATCCAGACTACGGCAAGCCTACTCAACAGGCCATTAGAGCCAAAGAACTCAAAGAACTCTACATTTGGTGGACAGAAACATATCGTAATCGCCCTGATCCATATGAAGTAAGTGGTTGGAGTGAATACTGTGAAAAGGCTCGTGAGCTCAACGGTGGTAGACTTTTTGGCGGTAAGTCAACTCCTGAACTCAAAAAAATGAGTGATAAGTCTCACAAGTTGCTCCAAAAAATTGAAGCAGCCTACGAAAAAGAAGACGAAGCTATGATGATTCGTTTGATTAAAGCCAGAAATAGTCTTTGGACTTGACATCTTCGCTTGATGAATATATAATTACTGTATTGTTAAACAAACAGGAGCAGAAATTGGCTACTAAAGCACCAGCAAAAAAGACCCGTGTTACCAAAGCACAAGTCACAGCACATCGAACCAAAACGGCTAAAGACTATAGTCCAACTTGGGACGCCGTTGAACAGATGAATGGTGCTCAATTTCTACGTCACTGGCATAGTGCAATGGCCTACTACCGCATGGAATTCAGCGGTAAAGATTTGAAGCCCGCAGTGATCAAATGGATGACCAGCGTCGATTGCGCCAAAGAAGACATTGCCGCATTTAAGAAAACCAAAGACAATCGTTGCAATTTGACCATGGGTTCTATTGCTAGTTGTCTGCTTCGCGGTATGCCTGCTGTTCGTGCAGATTTCAACGATGGCAGAAATACTGCTGAATGGTTGCGTAATGCAATTAATGATGTCATTGCAGAAGGCAAAGACGACGTTGATGAAGACGCAGTTGCCACAGAAGTTAAACCCGTTGTCGCACAGCCTACTATCCAAGAACGTGTTAAAGAAGCCGCTTATAGGATGACTGAAGAACTGGAAGATGCCATTGAAGGCTTCCAGAAAGATCCAGAAAACTTTGATCCAAAAGCATTTAAGGTTCTTAACTTGCTCAAAGGCAAAGAAGTCAA